GGCTAGGAGTCGATAGGCTTGGCTTGGAGGGGTATGGATCGGCGCTGCCGGCTTGGAATCTTCTTTCCAATCCGATATCAACCAACACGGCGGCGTGTCCGCCAAACTCGAAAGGAGTAAACAGTGCCCAACAAATATCTATACCGACGACTCACAACTGCCGAAACCGTGGCCAAGATGCGGGCCGCGAATCTCTCAGTATCCGATGCGGTGAAGCTGTTCGGCCGTCACTACTGGGAGATCAAGGATTACATGGACCCGGCCAAGTCGGCGATCCCGACAACCCCGGAAATGTTCCTGCTCGATTTCCTGTCCGAATATCCGGAATATACCGGCATCATTCTGGACATGGCGAACGTCAGGATCACGGGACAGGTGGTGTGGTCATGACCGATTACGAAGAAACCGTCATCGTCACAAATGCCACCGCCATTCGTATGCGGGTTTCAGAGCTTTGCGGCCAAGGTGTCGAAATGGAAGCCGCAAAGAAACAGGCATTGGATCGGTACTGCTTCTATGCGATCCCGGAATATCTGCGGCCGGCCGTGCGGGCTTTGGTCCAAGCCATGACCTTTGCCGATTTGGACCCCGAGGACCGGCGCAAGGTCGACCTGCAGCTATTCCAGGCCGCCGTGAAATACGGCTTCGCCAAAGACACCCGTTGGGGCTGGATCAGGTTCAAATATCTCTGGTGGCTATAGGACGCTGATCCGAGGCCAACGCGCCATGAAATCGGGGATCGTGAGATCCCCGGTTTCCAATGCGGCAAGATCGAGGCCAAGCCTGATCCGCTCCATGACAATCTCCCGGGCCTGCTTTGAAGGGACATCGAAAATGAACTTCAGATGCAGAAACACATCCTCCATGTCGCGGGCTACATCCTTCGGCATCCGCCGTTCAAGCCGGATCACGGTTTTCATGCAATCGATCTTGTAGTCACCAGGGCTGCGCGGTCCGAATCCGCCGCCGCCAGCGCCCCCGAGATCAACGCTCGCCATGGGCGTGATCTGCGATCCTTCCTTGGCTTCGGCATAGGTGCGGGCGGCACGGGCGCGGCGCTTCACGGCATCGCCGGCAAGGAATGCCGGGCCCCATCCCGGGGGATCGCGGAGCAAGGACTCCCCTGCCCTTGATTCAAGGTATTCCAACGGGGCGCATCCGGCGTCACGATACACCATTGCCCCGAAATGGCCGGTTCGTTCCAGCACCGGAGCGCGGCCGTCGCGGCCTTCCTTGGTCTGGAGCTTTTTCAACTTCCTGGAAGCCTTGCCCTGCGCATTCTTGATGAGTTCGAGCATATCCGCAAGCGCCATCAGCGTTGTCTCCGTTCCAATGGTTTGATGGTGAAGGCCCAATCCTTGATGCGGCCGCCGTCAAGGCGTTCCCGCTTCAGGACATCGAGATAATACTGGCGCTGCTGGTTCGTCATGGTCGACCTGTGCCGGAATGGTGAATTCCGGATGACGCCCCAGATCTGGTCCGCCGTGAGATGGGTTCGCGCCACCAACATGGCAAGCCTGCAGATCTTGGCGAGCTCGCAGCCGTGAAGCCATAGCACGAAAACCACGTACTTTTCATTGTCGGCCAGCCTTACCCATTCGCCTCTTTTTCTTTGTGGCGCCGGCTCCGAAAACCTTTTCGATTTCGCCGACCGATCCGGGATCGATGCGGTCTCCCCATCCCCGTGTCTTGTTTCGGAAGTGGTGACACATGACGGCGGTTGCCGCGGTGAATGCTTCAAGCTCCGTTTCATAGCGGCATACCTCCTTTGTCCTGGGATCGCGAACCGGCTTCTGCCGCGCCCATGGCAGCGTGAAGAAACCGATCCAGCGGTTGCCGACTTTCACGGCCTCGGGTTTGAAGTCCTCGGGAAAATCCTGCATCAGAAGAATCCCGGCTGATCGTATTCGATTGCGCGGAATGACGTTTTCTCGCCATCCCAATTCACTGAAACAACTCTCGGCCATTGGCTCTCCCTTGATAGGGACAGGACAATTCCTGCCCGATAACGATTCAGCTCCATTGCGGCCTCCCATTCGGCGCGGTCCGCGCTGGTTTCTGAGGGTTCAATCTTCGCCAGCATCGCGGCCGGCCTGAAAGGCATCAGGACGTGATCGGCATCATTGGCTGAGGCGCCCTTGAGATCCTGGTAGCTGGGCCGTCGCAGGCATGCGGAGATCTTGTCTTTCATGCGCGACATCGGAGACGGGCTCTCCTTCAGGACTTGCGAGATCCCGACGGCAACGATGCCCAGATCCTCCGCCATCTCCTTCAGGATCGGCGCGGCCGTGGCCCCAAGCTCCCAGTCGGCGGCCTGCCGGACGCCCTTCTCCGGCTTCACGATGCCCATGTGGTCGACGAACACGGCACAGAGCCCGTGGCGGCGTTTGAATCGGCGCGCATATTCCATGATCTGGGTGGCGCTCATCTTGTCTTTGACGATGCGCAGTTCCTTGATCGCCTCCAGCGATTCCGCTGCATCGAGCATCTTGGAATATTCCGCCGAATCGATCTTGCCGGTGCGCTGCCGGATCGTGCCGACCCCCGATGTTTTCGCGATCTCACGGGCCGCGATCAGTTCCGCATTCATCTCGAAGCTGAAGAAAAGCACGGGACCATATCGCGCCAAGCCGGCGGCGCACTGCATCGCCAATGCGGACTTGCCGACCTTTGTGGGGGCGCCAATGATGATGAATTGCCCCGGCGCCCATGGGCCGGTGAGATCGTTGATGAATTCCAATCCGGTATCGTACCCAGCGCGCTTCTGGTTCTTGTAGGCTTCGGCCGTTTTCTCGACCTGACGCTGTGCGGCATCATAGATCGAAACCGCTTCAAACTCGGAGCCGCTTCCCAGAATGGAATCGACGGCCCCGACGCATTGATCCGCAATCGTTGGAACCGATTTGGAGATATCGGCGCATGCGGCCGCTGCGGCCTCATAGATCCGTTTGGTCTCCGCCCGGATCCATTTGTCAGCGATGATGTCGGCGTAATCCTCGAGCGGCAGATATTCCTCGGATAGCGCCGCATGCTCCATGGCGGACAGGAAGGCCATAGTCGGCATCCCCGCGATGGTGTCGCCGACGGCATGGGCCACCGTGAGCTTCGTCACCGGCTTGTTCGCGGCGGCGAGCTTGACCATTTCGCCGTAAATGGTGCGATGATCTTTGCCCTGAAACATCTTGTCGGAAAGCGATGCGATGACACGGTGAATCGCTTCCGGGTTTAGAAGGATTGCACCGAGAACCGCGATCTCGGTCTGACGTGGGGACAAACTCTCAGTGCGTTGCAAGATCGGTCCGCGCCCTCTGCCATACATCATTCCAATCGGATCCCTCGGGAGGTGTGAATATTTCGCACGGGATCCGGCGCTGCTTTGCCTTCTCCACCAATGCGGCCGCCGCGGACTGTCCGGGGGCTTCCTGCATGGGTTGCCCGTCCTGCTTACCGAATCGGTGACGGTCGCCGTCGGACCAGACCCGGAGCGATTTCACGACATCCGGGATCTCGAGACCGCGAAGCCCCGCCGTGGAAAGGCACGATGCCCATGAGCCCTTGAATCCGTCGAACGCCATTGCGCCCAGAGTCGACTCCAGCCCCTCCCCGACATTGAGGACTTCGCCAACGGCGGAAAGCCTGACCATGCCGCCGGCGGCCGGCCCGAGACCCCGCTTCACCTTGACCCCGTCGACAATCAGGTTTGTGCCGTCGGGTCTAAGGAAGATCCGCCAGATCGCGATCAGCCGCCGATCCGTGGCCTGCACCCCGGCGACGAGGCAGGGATGACGTTGATTGGTGAGTTCGCAGAAAAGGTCAGGATGGAATCGAAGGGAAGCAGGATATTGGAAAGTGCCGACACGTCGCCTCAGATAAGCCTCAGCAGGCGTTCCGGGGATCGGGCGGCAATCACCCCAGATCGTGCGGACATCGCCCTCCTTGCGCCTCCTGACGGCCTCAGCTTCGGCGGCTTCGCGCTCCCGTCTTTTTTCCATCTCCGCCTTACGAGATGCCCATTGCCGCTTCTCCTCCTCAGTGAAGGCGCGTTGCTGGATCCCGAGATAATGCGACTTCGCATATCGAACGGCCTCACCATGGCTCATGCCCCGGCTGATCTCGATGAGATGGATCAGATTGCCGCCTTGCTGACCGGGCCGCTGCCCCTGCCATAGCCCGACAAGCCCAATATTGTTGCCCCGGATCACCACTGAGGCTTTGCCGCCGCAATCGCCGAATAGACGCGGCCCGGACTTTTTGACCCCGGACATGCAGTCATGGGCAATGGTTTCGGCATGATCGCGGAGCATGTCCACGATCTCCTGATAGGTGTATTCGTCACGCATCAGGCGCGCTCCCATTATTGGAGCGGCCAGCAGGAATTGCACCTGCCTCACACGCGATGGTCTCGCGCTCGTCCTCTTGACTGTGCCGCTTAGGAAATGGCTGGATCAGATGAGCAATTGCATCGTAATGGGCCCGCCGAACGAGATATGGCCCGCGAAATGCAAAATACCGGCCCTTCGAGTTTTGCCTGACAACGCGCACATCCGGGTGCGATTGCTGGACGACCTCCAATCGAGTGGTGCCAAACTTCTGCCGGATGTTACGCGATCCGTATAGCTTTCCATTGATCAACCAAGCATCGCGATCGCCCTTGCGACTCGAGACGTTGGGATTTGCATCTCGCATAGACCCGACATAGTGGAATCCGCACGCCTGATAGATTGTGCCAATTTCGCCTGCCAAATCATCAACGGTTGCGGTGATAACCTCGTATTTGGCCGGCAACATTTTCATGCTGGCCCGGATGAGTTTTGAAGCTGAATGCGGGTGCGCCCAGTGGACGCAAGCCCCGCGATTGAGCAAGATCATCTTGCCCTCATAGCCGTATTTCGACCAATCAGCGCATGCCCGGCCCATCTCTCTTGAGACCTTGCCCAAGTTCTCCGAGTATTCCGGGCCATAGCAAACGACCCCACCGCATACATTTTCAAAGAATATTCCATAGCAATACCAATTAACGGCGGCGAGGCACCCCATCCATTCGTACTGCTCGATGATGCCCCTTGCGACCTGTATTGATACTTCCCTGACTTCCGCCTTCTTTATGTCCGTATCGATATCTGCCCACCACTTGCCGAAGATATCTCCCTCGGCCGTGGTCTCCATTTTTTCACGTACAATTCTCTGATGGGCTTTCATGCGCGCTCCCGTTCCCGGGTAAGCAGACGGCGCAACATCTTCATCCCGGTTTCCGTGGATTTCGGCTGGGCCGGCTTGAAGCACGATGCGCAGACAAACCATTTCTGCCCACAGGGATGGATTGAGCCGATGTCGAAATAGACATGGCATTCCTTCCAGCTATGCAATTCAGAGAATTGGACATCGAGGATCGTATAGACCTTGCCGACCTCAGCCGTTCCGGAGGCACCATCTATGCAGACCACCTTGTCGCCGGGCTTCGCACGTTCCCACCACATCTATGCCTCCTGACTATTTGGATTGCTTCGGCAGCGAGAACGTTGTCCCGCTATCCATGAGGGTGCATGTGTAGATCACGGAATCGCCCTGCTCCTCGACGGAGATGGAGCTGTCATGGGATCCGGAGCATGCGGTCCAGAAGATGTCGTTGGCGGCGCTCTGCCACCTGTCCGCATAATTCATCAGAGAGAACACGCCCCCGACGAGGATGCCGACAACTACGGCCCCGATGGCGTGGCCGAATCCCCACTTCATGGCCGCCACTCCTTGATCGGAGACAGGGATGCGATCTCACGCAGGAGCTTGCGCTGCATGGCCCGGCCGAAGTCCTCGAAGCCAATGGATGGCTCAATGAAGGCCCCCATGCCGCCGATGACGTTGTCCTTGTAGAACCGCTGGAGATCCGCGTTCTCATTGATCTGTGCATTTGATTCCGGAGATCTCGTCTCCAGAATGGGAAGCCCGTTTATGGTGATCCCCTGCTTGACCAGCTCATCCCTGACCTTCGCCGGCCAGTATGGATGGTGGGAGCAGTTCCCAGACTCATCGCCGGAGACATCGAGCACCCATGATGTTGCCTCAAACGGCATCTTCGCAAACAGATCGGATGCATAAACCATTGCGCCAGAAATGCATGTCCCGGACAGGTTTTTGAGATTGGCTTGGGCGCGGATCTCGGCGGCGAGGGCATCGGCGGCGGCCGGGGAATCGACGATGCGCCACGGCACCATGTCGTATTGGGCGTAATCGGATGCCCAGCGAAACAGATAGACCGCGATGCGCTGCCGTGCCCCGGCCATGATCTGGGCTTTGACCGCCTCGGATTCAAAGGCCTCGGCATAGCCTTCCATCTGAAGCCGCCATTCCAGCGGGGTAATCGAATCGGAATGGTCATTGGCGAGGATCAGGGCGACATCGACCCGCTCCGCCGACCGCGCATTGGGGGCCGAAATGATAAGCCCGATCAAGACGCCGGCGATGGCAACGAATGTCGCGATGATATAGAACGCGGCAGCGAGCATGTAGAAGATATCCCGCTTGGCCTCTTTGTATTGATCCCTCATGCCGCTTTCTCCTTTGCTAGTTCGAGTTCTCGGAATTTCATGACGTGCGGTCCGTAGACCGCGATCCCGACGGCCTCAGCCTCGTCGGCATTGCTGACCGGGATCTTGACGAGTTCGCAGTGCGCCTTGGCCATGCGCTTCCAATCCTGCCGGTCCTTGCCCTTCATCCCCTTGGGGAAGAATGCGGAGCGCCAGGTCTGCACCGGCACCACGGCCCACGGCACACCGAAGCCTGCACAGATCGCCACGGCCGCACCGACAAGCTGGTTGAGCTGCAGGGCCGTCCCGGCATTGATTGTGAACTGGCCCTCGACATCGGGCATAAGTTTCGAGGGGGCTTTCTTGTATTGCTGGACGTTGCGCTGCGGCTGCTCAATGACGCAGTAATCCGGCTTGCCTTCGCGCTTGAACAAGGCGATCAGGTTCCGCGCCAGCGCATCGGCCTTTTGCTCCGGGGTTTCCCCGAGGCAGGCAAATGATCCGGCCTTAATCCTTGGGATAGAGCGATCCGGATAGATCGCCCAGCCTGAGCGGGCGGCCAAATCCAGACCTAGATATGTAGGCATAGGCCCCTCCCTCCGCGGCGCATCGGGGCCGTAATCGCGCGCTCAATCGACCATCCCTTGCTAAGCCGCGAGTTCACGGCTTGAAAATTGAGACCCGTCCGCTCGCAATATTCGGAAATTGCTATGTGCCGCCCATCATGCTCAATGGTGCGATTGCTGCGGCGGTTTCTCGCTTGTTCTTTTTTGGTAGCCCAACGGCAATTTTCGGGGCTGTATGGTCCGTTGTTGTCGACGCGGTCCAAGCTATGCAGCCGCGATAGACGCGGCCCCATGTCCTCGACAAAACAGAAGAAGCCGGTCTTGCCATCTTCACCGTTGGCCCAACGATCGCATACCGTGATGCCGCGACCGCCATATCGATCATAAGCGGCGTCGGACTCATTTCCGCATCGGGACATCATGTTCGCGTAGGTATCGATCAAAGGATGCCGATGCCCGTCGTCCATGAGGCCGTGATGACGTAAACGGTTAGCTGCCCGCTCTGCTTTAAGGCATCCGCATGATTTGGAGTGGCCGGACTTTAGCTTCGTGCCCGTGGTGACGGCGGATCCGCCGCACTCGCATTCACACTGCCAAGCGCCGCCCGACAGATAGGCCCGCACCGTCAGTCGATTGAACCGTTGCCCCGTGAGGTCGACCCAGTTATGCGCAGTCCTCGTCATGCCGCCTCCTTGAATTGCGCCCGGTCCTGCAGCGAGTAGCCAATGCCCCAGACCGTGACGATGTTGATTCCGTGCGGAGCCAGCTTTTTACGCATTTTGCATACCAACACGTCAAGAATTTTCATTTCGGGCTCCCGATCTATGCGCTCCGCATATAAGGCATGCATGATCTGCTCCTTGGTGGCAACATCCCGGGCGAGCAACGCCGCGAACACCCGGGCCTCGGACTCGGTCAGGCACCATTCCAAGGGCGGCCGATACTCCGGGGCGAGCAAGGCTTCGAGCTGCTTGACCTTTTCCCGAAGCGTTTCGATTTCGTCTTTCAGGGTTTGGACCAGATCAGGCACGACGCGCCCTCCTACGGTTCTGGTAAAGGACAGATGCCATGGCCCGCCATTTCGGCACCTTGCGCTCCGCCGCGAACACGGAAACTTCCCGATCCAGCGGCAAAGTCTCCAGCGACAACAGCGTCTTGATCTGTTCCGCCGTGATCTCGTCCTTGTATTCGGGAGCAAATAGAAGGTATTCCACGGCCTTGATGGCATCGGCCGATACCGGCGCCATCCCAGCGCAGATCTCGAGAACCTGACGCGCCCCAAGGGCGTAGCGCCGGTTTACCAATGCCCGGATCGTCGCGATCGCGAGGGTTTCGCCTGTCCTGAAATGGCCCATCGGCGGTGGATTGCGCAGGATCACGACGCCGGCGCGCTTGCATACCTGCTCGATGGTCAGGGCATCCTCGTCGCCGGCGGCAACCATTGCGTTATAGAGTTGGGTCGGTGTCACCGCGATACGGTCGCGGTTGTGCCTGACAAAGGCATTGGCCCGTTCCGCTTGCTCCTCGGCCTTGATGACGAGGACCGGCATCAATTTGATCCCGCCATGGGTCACCGCAGCAATGGCGGTATGCTGGCCGTCGATCACATTCATCTGGCCATCGTGTTCGACAACAACGGGCGGCTTGAATGCGCGCCAATCCCATTCCGACACGATCTTGCGGATCAGCTTCACGGACCGTTCGGAGAGACCGCGCTGGTACTTCTCATCCACGAACAGGTCGCGGGGGTCGACGAGCTTCATGTCTGGTGGCTCAGTCGTTATCTGGCCGGGGACAACATCCGGCAACTGCAATCTGATGACCTGCCTCATGCCGCTTTCCTTTGCGTGTAAAGCTCTTTGGCGTAGCAGCCGCAGGACTTGACCTCTCCGCGCCGCAATGCATTGCCGGATGGCTTAGACGTAGCCCCGCAATCACAGACGCAGAGCCATCGCCCCTTGCCGGCGTAGTGCTTCGCGGTGAGCCGGCCTACCCGCTTCCCGGCCATGTCGATTGGTTGTTTGACGAGGCAACCGCAGGACTTCCGATTCCCGGACTCCATGTCGCATCGGGTTGCCTTAGTGGTGCCACCACAGTCGCAGCGGCAGATCCAGAAGCTGTTTCCCAATGGCTTAACCGCGGTGAGCCTCCCGTATTTCTTGCCGGCGATGTCGATAAACCCGGGCCTGCCGCGTCTCGGCTTGATGCCGCGCGAGATCTCGACTTCCTCGACAAACCTGTGCTCGATCCCGTTGCGCTGCATATGCCGGCCGATGGCGAGGCGGATCGAGGTATGGTCCTTGTTGAACAAGTCCCCAATCCTGACCAGACTCATGCGCCTCGGATCGTACCGGGTGTTCCAGACGTGCCAGATCGCATGGTCTCTTGCCCTGCCGATCTTGCGATCCCTGCGAGCACTCCGGGCCTCCTCGTAGGTGAAGCCATACCAATCAAGGATCTTGCTGATCTCGGACATCAGGACTTGGCGCGGGGTCACAGCGGGGCCTCCAAAGGTTGCTGATCGACGCCACCAAATCCCGATGGATCCTGTCTAACCGCGGTCATCAAGCAGACCACCAGTGAGAGCACTATGGCGACGACGAACAAGAATTCCTCCATCTCCTCCATCTATGCCGCCTCGTATTTCTGGGTTTCGTTCCCCCAACTCGCCCAGTTTTCCCGCGTCGACCTAGCGAACAGTTCGCAGATCCGGACATCTGGGCCGACATATCGCTCGACCCTGTCCCTGAATTCCTCGGGCTTCCTTGAATGCTCCCGCACCGGAGCCATGATAATTTCTCGGACATCCTTTGCGACTCGTCGCGCATTGCCGCGCCGGGCCAGCAAGCAGAATTCAGCGTTTTTCCGGGTGGTGTAGCCAAGGCCGACGTGCAGGTCCGATTCAGCGCTAGGCAGGAACCGTAACTGATCTGTCTTGTGGCTGCGCTTCAGCTTGACCCATGTGAAGGCAACGCCGGAGTAGGCAAATCCCCACGCCCTGATGACATCGAATGTGGCTTTGAGATGTGGGCCCGTTGTCCAGATAAACAGGTGACAATCCTTGGCTGCAAGATCGCGCACCGGGAGCGCAATAATGTCCTTCAACCCCATCACAGAATAATGCTTCATCGCGCCACGGCTTAGGTCCGCGACCTGCTCAGTGTGAGTCTTGTAGAGCCAAGGAGGGTCCGCGCAGATACAGCCGTAGCTGCGCGGCTCCAGATCACCGAATGGCCATTCAGTGCTTGTCATTCAGCGAACCGCAACTCGATCTGCTCGAACTGCTTCTTCGCATCAGGCTCCAGTGCCGCGATACGGGCCGTCATCCGGCGTTCCTGCCGGCGCTTTGCCAGTACGGTTCCAAGCGCCTTTGCCTCGATGTTGTATTCGTCCCTGCACTGCTTCTTCAGGGCGGCGATGCTGTCACGATGGCTGGCGGCCTTGGCCTTTGCGGCCTCCATGATCTCGTCGACCTTGGCCTGCTCCGCCTCGATCTCCGCAATGACTTCCGCGGCGGCTTCGGCGGCGCGTTCCACCGTCATCTCGTTGTGGTCCGGCGGCGGGGCGCCGTCGCCAAAGTCTGCTTGATGCACGTTCATGCTGCTTTCCTTTCGGGCTTGGTTTTGGGAGGGACGGGCTCGTAGCAGAGCCGGTGATGGCCGGGGCAGTAGGGGCTGCGCTCCGTGCGGATCTGGCCGCAGTACATATGCGTGGGTTCCGCGTCATGCGGCCAAAGCGGGAACTTGCATTGGCTGGAACCGAGATGGTCGCCGTGGACGCCCCATGTCACGGTGGCGAGTGTATTCTTGATCCCGGGCGCTGAAGCCCGCCTCGCCATGGAAGTGAGCCGATGCGTCTCCGTGGCCGTCCGTGGCCTCGGCGGCTTCCCGGCGGCCTTCTTGCCGCGCCACCAGCCATCCATTGCCCGGTTCATATGGCTCATGACGGCGTGCCGGCTGTGATGCGTCATGCCATGGGCACTGAGGATATCGGCGATCTGACCGGCGGTATGCCCGGGATCGCAATGCTGCCGGATCGCGGCGCTGCGTTCGACCTGATCCATTTTTCGCCAATTCATCTCGTTTTGTTCCTCCGAATCACTATGCATTCCGCGTCTGTTCCCCTTGCACATATTATTCATTGTGAATAAATGCAGGACAGGGGGGTCTTTCAAAAAGGAGGATCCCGATGTTTAATTTTATCCAGTGCACGGCGTCCGGGGATCGGATCGCCCATAAGCCTACCGGTGAGATCCCGGGTATCCGGCGGCAAAGACAGCCACTGCCGCCTCGCCTCAGCCTTCACTTCCGTTTCGTCCGGACCATCCGGCTTCGCCTGCAAGCGTTCCCGGTGTTTGAGGCCGTGATCCTTGATGAACTGGCAGGTCGCCAGCATGGAACAGCCAAGGATTTTCCTGATTTCGTCGTAGCTTGCGCCGGCGGCATGAGCTTCCAGCGCCTTCTCGGCTTTTACAGGATCAACCCCCCGCCGCGGCATGGCTACTGGACATTTTCCGGGGCTGGGTTCTCGGCCATGTACCTCTCGAGCGTCGCCGCTCCGAGGCCTTTGCAGCCATTCTTTTCCCAGCGATGCCACTGTGGTTGCGAGATACCGACACGAACCGCTGCCTCGGCTTGGGTTATGCCGTGGGCCTTGCGGAAGGTTTCGATGGTGATGGGATCAATGAATCGTTTTGCCATATGCGTCTTATGCCAAACGCATATTTTTCTGTCAATGCGAAATGAATAATATTTTGTGGTTTGGTCCCATGATGCAGAAAGAAATGTTTGAGCGCCTTAGATACGCAAGGGAAACAGCGGGTTACGAGTCCGCCTTGGCTGCGGCCGAAGCACTCGGGATCGCATACCCGACTTATGCAGGCCACGAAAATGGCCAGCGCGGTTTCCGCGTCGGCAGCGCGCGGCTGTACGCGCAACGATTCAAGGTTGATCTGGAGGTTGTTGATGTCGAGTCGCAGATCCCAGCGAAGCGCAAGCGGCTGGATATGGTCGACGCAAATCTTGACGGGGTCTCCGCTTGTGGTTCGGTCCTTGTTACCGGCGCCGCAACACTGGCATCTCGGGCCGTGCATTTTCAGCGCCTGCATGCGCAATTTGCGCCAATCCCATGACTGGTAAAAGCTCTGTTTTTCCGAGTATGTGGCAGGCAGGGCAGGCTTGGGATCGGCCTTGCGTTTTTTCATGGAGACCTCCGGCTCATTCAGCCGGAACCATTCAATGACTTGGCCAATCGCGCGCTTGCTGGCGTCGAGTTTGATTCCGCGCGCTTCACATATAGCGTTGATAAGCATGCCATTTTTGAGAAATGTCGGGCGATCGATTCCGAGATGTCGAGCAATCTTGATCAGGTTTCTTCGATTCGCAGAACCCTCAAGTGATGCTCTGTGCTTCTTCTTCATTCACATCCCTTCCTGTTTCAGTTTTCACACTCGGTTCGGCCAGCGTATCCCCATAAGACCCCCCTCCCCCTTGGAATGAACCAAGAAGGCTGGGGGAGTCTCACAGGAGTCCTCACACTTCGGACAGGCCGTAGCGTAGAGCCCCATGGATGCCTCTCGGCGATCCGTCCTCATTTTCCGGTGGCACAGTAGGACTTTCGACCCCGCGCGCCTGCGGCTGTTCCGGCGGGAGTTGCACCCGTCGCCGCGTCAATGCGATATGAATATATCTGCCGAAACGCAGGCCGTCGTCAACACGATTTTTTATTCGTGTTGCATTTTACGGCTTGACGGCTTCTATGCATTCCGCATATTGATGCGTAACGAATTGCAGAGGGAGTCGTCATGGAAGGCGCAATGGACCGCATGCTTGCGGATGTCGAGGAGAGCGGGAAGCAGACCGCGGCGATCCGGTTTGGCCGGATGAAGGCGGACTATGCAGCCGCCCGGGAATGGCATCTCGATCGCTTCAATTCCTACTTCGATCACCGCGGCATGACGCGGGAGCAGATCGTCCGGGAGCTGGAACGGCTTCAGGACATCCTCCCGGTCGGAAACCCCTTCCATAACGCCCTGCGCGAGAACGTCGCCGTGGCGCTAACCGTGGAGCGCGAAGCTCTCGAGGGGGCCGCCTGATGACAAATTACATCAAGGCCCCCCAGAAGAATCGCGCCGGCGAAAAAGTCGGAGGCGGCTGGTTTGTGTTCCGGCGCGGTCGCAGGACCGGCCGGATCCGGCCCTCGAATTTCCCGTTTGAGCACCCGACCCAAGAGTCGGCAATGCTCGAGGCTCGGCGCCTCGCCTATGCCCATCCCGGTCTCCGGTTCTGCGTCATCGGGCAGTTCGCAGATGTCAGCGTCGAGCAAGTCATTCCAGCAGAGGAGTCCGCGATATGACCATTGGACACAACGGCGGACCTGCTTTTCCTATGCCGGGAAGCAACGGCCCCAACGATCACTACCACTATCCCGAATACGGCATGACTCTGCGTGACTATTTCGCAGGGCAGGCTTTGGCGGTGTGCATTCAAAAATGCAATCCGCTCGAAGTGCTTGAAGGCGAGACAATGGCGGGAATGTTCGCGCGGCGGGCATACGAAGCCGCCGACGCCATGATCGTGGAGCGGGACCGGCCCCGTGGTGTCTGATCCCGCCGTCTATTTCGTCTTGGCGCTGGTTGTTGCCGGCATCGTTCTCATCCTCACAAGCAACGGACCATTTGCGTGAACATCACACAATACACCGGTGGCGTGATCACCGAACCCGGGATCTATAGCGGCGTCGACATCGAGCGATATCATAAGGATACCTCGCTGTTTGGGGGCTGGTCGATTTCCAGTTCCGGTTTGAAGGCGCTCATTGAACGCCCCAGTTTGTACTGGGCGCACAGCCCCTACAACCCGAACCGATTCGACCGGCCGGACTCCAAGGCCCTCGACTTCGGCAAGGCCGCCCATCATCTTCTCCTCGAAGGTATCACCGGGTTCCTCGACAAGTTTGCGGTGTCGCCATACGACGACTTCCGGACCAAGGCCGCACAGGAATGGCGCAACGACGAACGCGCCGCCGGCCGGACCGTGATTACTCCACAAGATCTCAAGATCATCGAGCACATCAAGGCATCGCTGGATAGCCATCCCGTGATCCAAGCCGGGCTGTTGCGCGGGCTCATTGAGACCACAATGGTTGCCAAGTTCGGCAACATCTATCTTCGGGCGAGGCCCGATGCGGTTCCCGAGGCATCCCATGATCATGGCGATCTGAAAACCACGGTTTCGGTCCGCTACGATGATCTGGAACGGGCGATTTACAACTACGGTTATCACATCCAAGCCGCTGTGGTCCGCATGGTTTCCCGTGCGGTGCGCGGCGAGGAGTTCGGCGGTTTCGCTTTTGTGTTCGTCGAGAAAACCCCACCCTTTGATGTCCGCATCGTCCAGATCAGCGACGAGGCCATGGATCTCGGTGAGCGGCAGGTCCGGCAAGGACTCCAGATGCTGGAGCTTTGCATCGAGCGCGGCGAATGGCCGGGCGAGGAAGGCTTTTCCCGGACCATTTCAATGATCGGCATCCCGGCATGGGCGCGGGGCCGGATCGAAACAGACATCGCCTACAAAGCACAGGAGATCGCGGCATGAACATCCACAACACCGAAACCACCGACCTTGTCCTTAACCTGCCGGTTCTCCCGGCGCCCGGTGAGGTCGCGGCCGGCATCAACAAGGCCTTCGCCGAGATCTACGACAAGATCAAGGCTGAGATCGCAGAACTGAGCGACGATGTCAGCACCGAGAAAAACCGGGCGGCCATCAGATCAGTGGCGCACAAGATCGCCCGGACCAAGACGGGACTCGATGCGGCCGCCAAGGCGCTGGTCGATGAACCGAACAAGATCATTGCCGCCGTGAACCGCGAACGCATGGAAATGCGGGAATACCTTGATGCCCTGAAGGAGCAGGTCCGCCGGCCCGTCACGAAATGGGAGGAGCAGGAGGAGATCCGACAGGAGCGCGTCGAGGATACCTTGCGCTTGATCCGGAACCTGCCAGTGCTTCCCATGGACTGCAGCGAAGCCACGGCCCGGCTCAGACTTCAAGATCTCCTTGCGAACGAACCGGACCCCAAGATTTTCCTGGATGGCTACGACAACGCCATGGCGCTGTTCCGAATCGGCGTGTCGTCGCTTGAGGACGCAATCCTCCGGATCCGCAAGGCCGACGAGGAGCGGGCAGAGCTTGAACGACTCCGGGCTGCAGAGGCGGAGCGGGAACGCAAGGAAGCAGAGGCCAAGGCCGAAGCCGAACGTGCCCAGCGCGAGCTTGATGAATTGGAGCGGCGGGCCGCCCGGGAAGCCGCCATTGCCGAAGAAGCTCGCCTCGCCGCGGAGCGCGAAGCCGCCGCCAAGATTGCCGAAGCGGAGCGCAAGGTCCGTGAGGCTGAGGAAGCCGCCCGCAAGGCCGCCGATGCGGCCCGGGAACAAGAGCGCGCCCGGCAGGAAAAGATCGAGGCCGACAAACGTCTCGCCGATGAGATCGAAGCCCGAGCGGCCGAACGACGCGCCGCAAACCAGAAGCATCGTATCGCCGTGCGCGCCGCCGCCGTTACGGCCCTGTGCAAGCACAGCAGCATCGATGAGGCTACGGCCAAGACAATCATTGCAGCCATCGAAACCGGGGCCATTCCGGCCGTCACCATCACGTTTTGAACCGAGAAGGGGTCAACATGAATCAGCTAGTCGAAAGAGCATCCACCAACACAATCGGCATATCCGACACCGGCGCGGGTATGCAGATCACGCCGCAATCCCTGGCCGAAGTGGTCCGGTTCGCGGAAGTCATGGCCAAGGGCGGCATCGCCCTGCCAAAGCATTGCCGGGATCAGCCCGGGGTTTGCATGGCGATATGCATCCAAGCCCTGAAGTGGGAGATGGATCCCTTCAGCGTCGCCAACAAATCCTACTCCGTCAATGATCGGCTGGCATACGAAGCCCAGCTTATCGCGGCCGTGGTGCATACCCGGGCGGGAATCAGGGGCCGGCCTGAATACGAGTTTCGCGGATCAGGCCCTGACCTGACCTGCGTGGTGCGCGCAACCCTGAAAGACGGCTCCGTCCGGGAATATGTCTCGCCGCGGATCGCGGACATCAAGGTCAAGAATTCGCCGCTCTGGCAGACCGATCCGCAACAGCAGCTTGGCTACTATTCGGTTCGGTCATGGGCGCGGCGTTTTGTCCCCGAAGTCCTCCTTGGCATCTACGATCGCGAGGAGATCGAGGGCATCGGCCCCGACAATGCGCGGGATGTGACGCCGTCCATGGCGGAGCGTTACGCACCGAAGCAAACCATTATCGATTCCGGCGCGGTCTCCTCCCGCCAGCCGGAACAGGGGGGTGTCAGCCCGGCATCCCCCGACTCATCCGAGGAACCGGCCGCAACCGGCGATCTTCTCGAGACATCCGTCGCACCAGCCGAACCTGCGACGGACCAGGGGGCGTCCGCTTTGACCCCGGCGGACGCCCCTGCCCTTGAATTTACCCCAGCGGAACATGAGGCCCTTCGACTCTACTGGGGCACGATGGCGTCTGCGCTTGGTGCCGGCGGTGAGGTCGCGGAGATCCAGAAAGCCGTTAAGCGGGCATCCGACGTGTTCAAGCTCGAAGGCTTCAAGGATTGTCGGCCCGAGGCAGTGGCAACGGCCGCCGCGATCTTCAAGGCCGTGTTAACGGCCGTCAACGGGCAGTCGACCATTGAGGAAGCAATGCAACCCTTCGCGTTCCTTGTGGACGCGGAATAGCTGAAAGGAGAAAGCTATGGACCACATCGACGCACAACAGCACTTGGGAGACCCCGCGGAGTTCGGCGTCCCCAAGGGCGGCCTCAAGAAGGCTCTTGCCGGGTTGAGCGCACCAATCGAGCTCGTCTATTCCGAGAGCTTGAAACTGGAATACCCGGCGGAGCGCGCCGCCATCATCAATGAATTTCGCGACCAGTGGGAGCGAGTCATTGCCGCGCTGCCGCCCCGCTCCTCGGTAAACGCTATCGCGCTGGGGATCACGAATTCGGCGATCTGCAGGGCGATCCTCGACGATGCTATCACTCCTAACCACCTGACCAACGATCAGGTCCATGAGTACATCAGGCGGGCTCGCGACAAGGCCGATGGTCTCCGCGCCGGCAAGGTCAATGACGACTTCCGGCGTCGTCATCGCGCCGAACCTGTGACCGTCATCAATCCGGTCGAAGATGTCACCCCGGAGGTCGCCGCTGATATCCTGGCGAACCATGTCTGGGTCGAGTTGGCTCCGGACCTGAAGAAACGGGAAGTGTTCGGTGTTGAGCTGCCCGAGGCGATGCAGAGACGGCTTAACCTCCTGCACGCCCTTGCCGATGTCTATCCCATGGCGGGCGCGGAATGAGCATTGCGCACCAACTGCGTGGTGCACGGCCGGTGACGCCCAAGGCGCCGCCGGTCAAGGCCAAGTCCTACGTGACCTTCATCCATGCCCTGCCCTGTGTCGTCTCCGGGGTCATGCCGGTTCAAGCCGCGCATCTCAGCTTCGCCGCGCCGGAATGGGGTCACTTCGGCCGGGGCAAGGGGCAGAAGGCATCGGATCGCTGGGTTCTCCCTCTGTGCGAGAAGGAACACGTCATCCAGCACGGCATGAACGAGAAGGCCTATTGGAAGGCCACCGGAATAGACCCGCACCGGCTCGCCTGTGTCCTCTGGGGCCTCTGGTCGGAACGGGGCGATGAAGCCCTTCCACACGCAATCAAAATCATCAGGAGCGCGAAATGACAGACCTAGAAGCACATATCCGCCGGCAGATGGCATTCAGCCGCGCCACATTTGGGCCGGGTGAGCGCCGCAAAGGCGTCATCGATCACATCCGCAAGGAGCTTGACGAGATCGAGGCCGGCGACGGCGATCCCAAGGAATGGGTTGATGTCGTCATCCTGGCACTCGATGGCCTATGGCGGTCTCTCCATTTCGGCAAGAATGTTTCTTGGCCGAACGTGCCCGGAACCGCCGACTATTTGATCATCGGGAAGCAGTCCCGCAATGAACAGCGGGAGTGGCCGGACTGGCGCACCGCTGATCCTGAGAAGGCGATCGAGCATGTAAGGGGCGCCGATGGCTAGGCCAAGGATGTACCGCAAAGGCCAGCGGATCCCGACGATCCACGAACTGGTGTTCGTGTTGGAGCGCGGTGAGTACGTGTTCTGGGGCGACCGCCCGAACCATCCGGCATGGATGCGGTCCATGTCGTTCAACAATCTGGCCGGCGGCATCAAGCGCGGCTGGTTCCATTACGCAATCAGGAATGAGGAGGCAGCCTGAATGAATGACCTCGAGCTTCTGGTCAGTCGCATGACCGACAGATCCAGAGAGGCCAGCTTTGCTGACCGGCTGGCTTTGGTGGAGGAAGTGACAAGGCTGCGGGCAGAGAACGCAAGGCTGCGGGATGCGCTGGAGCGCATTCGTTCTTACGGTGATGACCCGTATGGCATAGCCCGCAAGGCACTGGAGGGCAAATGACCGCCGCCCGCAAGCTGACACCCGCCAAGGCCGCGCAACTGGTACAGAAGCACGATTGCCGAGATTGCCGACGCCAGCGGGCATAGCGAAAAAGACGCCGAGGCGATCATCAGGAAGCATTACCTTGCGGCTGATGTCACAAGCATAAGGAGAGAACGATAATTCACTACCACGGGACGCCGATCACGCCGCGCGCTGAACTTGCCAAACTGGCAGGGAAGCATTTTTGCGTAAGCTTTGCGCATCCGGGTGATGTTGATTGGTGCCTGCAAAATGGTCAATCGGTGATGCTCGACAATGGCGCATTTTCAATCTGGAAATCAGGCAGGACAATCGACTTTGCCGCGTTCGCCAAATGGGTAGAACCGCGCATTGGCCATCCGCATTGGGCTGTGGTTCCAGATGCTATCGGTGGGGAGGTTGCAGACAATCTCAAACTTATTGCCGAGTGGCCGCACCGCCGCGATTGTTCATGCGTGGTTTGGCACATGGATGAACCGATTGGCCATCTTCTCGCGCTGGCACAAATGGGTTTTGGCAGGATCGCCTTCGGTTCGACCGAGCGATATGACCCGGTAGGTTGTGATGCATGGGCAAGGCGCGCCGATGAGGCGTTCAACGCGCTTTCTAAGGCAGGGCCATTGCCATGGGTTCATATGATGCGCGGGCTTTCCCTATGCGGCGACAGATGGCCGTTTGCATCAGCTGACAGCACCAACGTTGCTAGGAACTTCAAAAACATCGGGGAACGTGTCTGCCCTGAACGCATGGCAAGGCGCATCGATGCCGTGCAATGCCCGACACAATGGACACTCCAACACGAACAACAGGATATGTTCAATGCAGCTTAAGGCGCTTGCATCAATAGCGGCATTTGCGGCCACCATCCCCGCCGCTAATTGGCTGATTGGCAATGTCGGGACAGCGTGTGTTCCGAACGGGCCGTGTCTGATCCCTGTCGGTTTTGGCTTGACGGCACCGAGCGGCGTCTTGATGATCGGGCTTGCGCTGGTCTTGCGCGACTATGTGCAGGAACAGGCAGGTGTCAAAGGCGCTCTGCTGGCGATTGCGATAGGTGGGCTACTGTCATGGTTTATTGCCCCGCCTGCCTTGGTTGTCGCATCCGTGGCGGCATTCGCGCTGGCCGAGCTTGCCGATCTCGCAGTCTACACACCCTTGCGCAAACGCGGTATGTGGCTGGCGGTGATGGCGAGCGGCGCGGTCGGTGCGGTGATCGATAGCGCGATATTCCTGCAACTGGCGTTCGGTTCGGTCGATTACATCGCCGGGAATGTGCTTGGCAAATTCTGGATGAGCGCGGCGGCGGGACTAGCATTGGCGGTCATGGACATAGAACGAACAAAGCACGGCGCTGTAAAAAATGACTGACCCTGTAAAAACGCCATGAACGCAAGCGAAACATAGGAAGGACGTGTAAAAATGGAATGGCAACCGATCAGCACAGCGCCGCGTGATGGTGAAGTCTTGTTGATTTGGAACGGAGTTCAGCGGCATAGCGCACGTTGGGATCGGGTTGAATCGGCTTGGGTTTCGACGGTTAAATCGACAACAAAACGCATTGCCATTTCACCGCCGCCGATCTCGTGGGCCATCCTCCCCTCACCGCCGAAAGGAGAATGAAGATGTGGCATGACTACGTGATTTTAGGCATCGCAATTTGCGGAGTTGCTTTCGCGTTTCGCGTGCTGTTTGGCGTCCTTACCCGCGAATACAAAGGCCCATGGAGCGAATGACCGAAAGGAGAATGACGATGGCAGATGATTTTAACGCAAAGCCCGTCACCGACGAACAGGTTGCGGAGGACAAGCAGCGCCTTCTCAACATGAGCGACCTTCACCCCAATGAAGTTCGGACGCTCGACTATATCGCCCGCATCGAGGCGGATCAGGAGAAGATCAAGAAGCTCGAGTCGTTCCTCGACGCCATCCCGGACCAGCTCAAAGAGATCCGCGAGGGGATCGCAGGGCTGGGGAGCCAGAACCAGCTCAAAGAGATCCGCGAGAAGGTTGAGAAACTGGAGCACCTGCACTTACCGCCAGACGGCAATTGGATACTGGTGGTCCAGGGCGGCAAGGTGGTCTTTAAGCAGGCGGCGCCTCACAATCTCTGGGCGGGCGACACCGTAAATCTCAGCTTCGAGTTCGTGCCGGTCTAGCGTGCCAATCAGATTCAGATTTTGCTTGGCATCTTTGTACACGCGCCCGTTGACGCCGGCGCCCGGCTTGTAAACGAGACGGTTGACATTCCGCCCGGTTTTTCGGATCTGGTTGCGGCGACGCCTTTGCAACTCTGAATTGTTTGCAGAAAGTGCACAAAACTCCGGACAACAAAAAGGCCCCGCCGGCGCGAACCGACGGGGCTTCTGTGTGATGGATCAGTCCAGATAGATGGTCTCGAGCCCGAGACAATCCGCAAGCGCCTTCTCCGCCGTGGCGCCCTTCGACTTCTCCCAGCCCGGCAACAGCGCGATCGCGTCGGCGTTATCACAGATCCAGGACAGGTCGACCTTCATGGCGGTTCGGATTGTGAGCCCGAGATGGGCAAGGCTATCCTCATCTCCGGCTTCGTTGATGAATGGCTCGGGACCATAGGTCTCCACATCGTTACGGGCCGGGTTGAATACCTCATGGCCCTGTGAGACCAGTTCATCCTCCGCCTCGAAGAATGCCGGGAAGTTGAAAAACGGAACCCCGCGCATTGGACCACTAAGATATATCCGCACGGTCCCACATCCTCCCCTTGTTAATGTGACAGATCATTTGGACACTAACCTTGTATTCCTTTGCCAATTTTCGACCGATGCCGGATAGATCCTCATCCCTCGATTTCCTTCAGGAGGGAGTCGACCAGATCCGGGATGGATCGTAGCGAACCCTGATTGATGACGGTGTAATCGGCATCGATTGTGGCCTCAGCCTTGTCGGTCTCCTCGCCCGATGGCCCCTCGACATCGGGACGCAGGATCCGGACGACGACGCCGCCCCGGCGCCGAAGCGCCTCAGCCTCGTAGACAATCGATTCGACGACGATGCCGCGTGCCCCCAGCCATGCCAGCGAGTCCAGCTCTGCCCCGAGTGTCCATTCGGGCCCCATGGTGACGCCCATGAAATACCCGAACTTCTCCATGAAGTGCCGCGGGGTCGAATGATGCGGCAGGAACCGGGACGGCGTATCTTTGAGGTCGCCATCCGTCATGCGATGGGCTTCATCCACGGTGGCCCCAAGCCTGCAGAAATAGACCCGGGACATCGCCTTGCCGCCGGCGAATGGATGGGCACGGACGAAGCCACGCTCAACCAGTGCGTCCGCAATTGTTGATTTGCCGACTCCGCGCCGGCCCGTGAGCCCGATGATCATAGCGGCTTGCTCCCCGCTTTGACCCGCCGGAACGGCTTCCCGGTGGCGCTTGGATCGATCGCAGGGGGCTCGTACAGAGTCCCCTCCTCCGGAGAGCCCAGATAGAGGGGCAGCGGGGCGATGACGCCATGCCTTGCCTCGACGATCAGCAGGTTCTGCACAGGGGGAGATGGATCGGCCTGCAGCTTGCGCATCGCATAGGCGTTGTAGCCGACCACGGAGCCATTGGCGAAGCCGAACGGGATCGCCGAATGGGTATGGTCATGGCCCTGAAGAACCCAGTGGAAGCCGCGGCCGCGCCTCGCATACGAGGTCTGGGCGCGGTACATGCCCCGGACCTGCTTGTAGACGGCCCCATAGAGGCCGCCCGTGCCGCCGGCGCCCTCATGGCCATGCCTCAGCAGGAACCACCAGCCGTAGACGTTGAACAGGGCCTCACCGGATCCGGTATAATAAAAGTTTACCCAGTCCTGCGCGCCGATGATCTTTTCCACCGACCAGGACACAAGGATATCGAAGTTGTCGATGTTGCCCTCGACGATGTGCGGCTTCGGGGTGAGACGGCCATGATTGCCCGGGGAGGTATAGACCCGCATCGGGCATCCCACCGTGTTCCGCAAATAGACGAGGCCGCCCGCGATGATCTCGGAGATCAGCTTCACGGACTCGATGACGGGCATTGAGCCGCCACGACGCGACTCCTCGCGGAGATTGTTGTCGATCATGTCGCCACCGAGGCAGATCACGATCTCCTCGACGGGATCGCCGGCCCAATGCTCGGTGAGGAGTGATCCGGCCTTCTGGAACAGCCGGTGCATGCGGTCCCGACAGATCTGGGCATTGTAGGAGTTAAGGCCGTCCATCTCGTATAGACTGACATCCTCACCGGCATGGACATCCGAGATATGGAGAATGGCGGTCCGCTTCCCGCCTGTCTTTGATCCCTGCGCCGGCGGGATGATATCCGGGGCTTCAACGGCCGCGGAGAGCTGCATCACCGTGCCGCGGAGATCCTGAAGCTCGACGATGCGGTCAAGCAGGTCTTTTTTCTCGGCTTTGAGACGCCTCACATCGCTGACGAGGCGATGTTCTGCCACGATGTCATCCGGTGGACGGGCCGGCTGTTTTTGCTTGTCGTCGCCGGATTTTTGGCGATCCCAGTAGCGGCGCTCCGCGGCGTCTACGATACCACCAAAGCCCTTATGTCTTGCGGTGACGAGCCGGCGCCTGACGCCATCCTGTGTCATCGATAGCAGCCGCGCCATCTCGCCGGCCGCCCCTGTTATCCCTTTCGCTGCCTGCCTCTTGTCTGAGCCCGGATAAAAGCCTTTGTCGATGAGATCGGCATAGGCCTGCGCAAATTCCTTTGGATCGCTGAGGCGATTCATTGGCGTGTCCTTGAACTGTTGAGGGGGTCAGGCCTGCCGGGATCTGGGGGAGCGACGTTCGCCGTCGTTGATCACGGAGATCAGGGAGTCGATACGCTTCGATAGTTGTTCCAAGGCTGCAAGGGTGCGCGCCTCGGTGTCCATGAGCCTGCGCTCCATTTTCTCGAGGTCGCCGGCCTTGATGAACTTCTCGGAGACGTGGAGCTTGTATTCGGAGATATCCTTTTCCAAGGTCTCGATTCTGCCTGTCATCACAGTCGCGAACGCCTCGGTCCGCGCCGCGCCGGCCGCGGCGGCCGTCTTGATCTGCCGGTCGATGTACGCCCAGACGCCAAACATTGTGCCGCCTATGGGGAGCAGGAGGCCGATGAAAAAGGCCACGGCCTGCCAGGTTATTGCGCCTTCCATCGAAGTCTCCTTTAAAATGTCGGAACGGGGGATGCCTCGGTGGTTTTCAGAACCAGCTTGGCTTCGGAAAGATCGTGCAGGATCTCCGGGGAGATCGGGACAATGCTTGTCGGCGTCCCGGCGCGGTTGAGAACGGCGCACCCGCGCACGAACGACATGACAACGATGAATTCGGGCTCGGTCTCGTACCAGACCATGAGGAGGTCGACCTTCGGGGAGTAAGGCATCTGCCAAGCCCTGACGCCCTCACCAGCGGCCGCGGCGGTCTTCCGGATATCGGTGATCGCCTTTTCGGTGCTGACGCAGTCCTGAGCCGCCGCTGGGCCAGCCAGCAGCATTACCAGCGCAATCGCCTTCCACATAATGGGGCCTCACTGTTTGGGAGTGCAGATCGCGTCGCGGACGGCGTTGAACCGGCGGATATCCCCGACGGTTTCCATGGTGTCGATGGTGTTCTCGGGATCCGGCTCGTTGAAGCGGTCAGGCGCCGCAAAGCTGATCGGCGGCGCCTGCCTACATGGGATCACCTTGCCCCGGGAGGCGACGGCGATTGCGGGGGTCCGCGCGGACGGAATCGATGTCGTCGCGCACCCCGTCGCGAGCAGCATCAGCAATGTCATTGAGGCGGTCGAGTTCGCGATGGCCTTCAAGCTCTGTCTCATTGCTGCCGTCCTGTCTGTCTTGCTGTTCCTCGATCTTCCGTTGGCGGCCCAGAAGCAGGTTCAAGGCCGCCGTCAGAAGCGAGAAAAGGAGCTCGCCCCAGCCCATTACGTCGACGGGGGAGACTGCGGGATCTTGGGCTGCTGCTTGTAGAGGCCGCCCAGGCCGTCACGGATCAGGTTGAGCACCACCTTGCCGCCAGCCGCACCGAGGATCAGCCACTTCGAGATCCATTCAGGGATGAAGGACTGCGAGCATTCGGCAACGGCGCCGGTGGCATCGGCTGTGCAGCCCGACGCGATCATCGAGGCGATCAACGCCACGATGAGAATATTGAGGATGTTGTGGACGAGGTTGAAGTTCATGAGTTTTCCTTTCATGCCTCATTGGTTGAGAGTCTGCCGCCGCCGGTTCCGGTCATCTGGATCGCCGGGGGCAGAGCGGTGGAGGGCCATCGCATCGCGATCAGCTCCCTTTCCGATTTCCAGACATCGGAAACCGAATTGCGTTGATTGCCGCCCCGGATGTAGAGGAGCTTCTTCACGGGATCGCGCTTGATCACAAAGGCGACGTGGCCGCCGGATCCACGCTCGAACACCGCAATGGCGCCGTAGTAGGGCCCGGACGGAATTCCGAACTTCGCCCAGTTCCTCGCCCAATACGGGTTTGCCGGAAAGACTTCATCGGGCAGGGCTTGCGCCAGTGCAGTGACCACGTAATCGCCACACCACGGGATCTTCGCCGGATCGCCAACGGTGCCGCCGTCAAGCCGCAACCAGCGTCGGAGCCTGCTGTTGTCGCGGGCCTCATGGGCGCCCATGATTTGGGCCGCGATATCCATCCATGGCGTCCGGTCCGGGGAGACCGTCACCGGCATCCCGGCGATCTGCTGCTTGTCATAGGCGTCCCGCCCGAACAGCATGGCGAGAGTCTTTGGCCCCACCAGACCATCCATTTCAAGGCCATGGTCGCGCTGGAACTGCTTCGTCGCATTGATCGTGGCGCGGCCGCGGACGCCATCGAGCGGGCCCGGGTGATAACCAAGCTCGGTCAGCTTGGCCTGCACATTGAGGGTCGAATAGTTCATAGCGTCGCCTTCCAGCGTTTGCCGAACGCGATGGCGAGTTCGATCGCCTCGCGGTTGTTGATGACGGAGAGGTGGGTTTCTTCGAGGAAGGGGTAGAGCTTCAGCTCCCCGGTGAAGTTCGGGCCCTTGACCAGCTTTCGCAGGCCGGCCCAGATGTCGATCGCGGCGACGACATTGGAGCCCAGAGTCGGGCATCGTTTCATGGTGCGGTCGAAACTGATGATCCAGACCTTGATGCCATGCGGCTCCAGCGCCCGCGCGATCGAGGTTGTCGCAAAGCCGCCATTACTGTGGCCGCCAACCAGGATGGACTTGGGCTTGCGGCGGATCGCGGAGGCGGCAACATCCTTCCAGCCGTCATAGCCGGACATCGAGGATTGGAACTGGACATCGCCGATCCCGCGGCAGATCTCCCGAAGCCCCGCCTGCCAGTCGTAGTTGTTGCCGCTGCCGAGCCCCGACCACATATGGGCATCTGCATCCCAGCGGGTCATTTCTTGGCCCCCCACAGCGCCTCGGGCATGCAGGTTCCACCCTTGTAGGGCATCGGCTCCCTGCAGGACCAATAGACGCCATTCTCCGTGTAGTAATATTCATCCCCGGTGTAGCGCCCCAGTGTGCCGCAACCGGCAAGCACCAGCGCGCCGGCAATGGCCAGCGTTTTCAGCATCTGATTTTCCTCTGTTCGGCGGGACTAGCGCAGTTCGCGCTGGGCGAGGATCAGCAGCATCTTCGCCAGTTTCTTTACCAGCGTCCGCATCGCGGTGAGGTTCGCCGTGTTGTTGTCGATGTAGTCATCGAGTCCGTCAGGCGTGAACGCCAAGAAGGTTTGCACGAAAGCGTCGAGTTTGACTGCCGCCGCCGCCGCTTCATCTGCTGCGGCCTGTGTTCGTTCCGCAATTTCTTCGGCGCTGGCCGGGACTTGATTCCACACCTGCGTCCAGGCGCCCGCGATGTTGACCGGCGTTCCCTCGACAATGTTGAAGTTGAGGTCATAGGCGGGCCGTGCAGTCGGCGCGACCGGGTAGACGCCCCATTCCGCCATCCAGTCGCCGGGATTGCGCGGAAACGAGGTTTGCGGGTTGGCAGCGCGGAGCATCGCCAGCGTGTATGGGTATACCGAGACGGTGCCGTTCTGGATGAGCGCGTACATTGAAGCCTCCGGTTAGAAAGATGCCGCCGCCGCAGCTCGCGGAGAGCCGCCTGCGGTGGCTGTTACGTTGGTGCTTGACCCGCTGGTGGCGGTGTTCGAGGCTCCAGCGCACATGCCGCTGCCGCCGACCTCGAAATCTTCTGTGGCATTTGACCAACTCGAGTACTGGCCCGTCGAATTGTTGTTGTTTGTTGCGATGACGATCAGGAAGCCATCGGTGGTCGTGTTGAGTGTAAGCGACACATTGCCATCGGTATCATCGCTGGTTGAGGCATGAGCCGTTGCGCTGGAAAGCCCGGTGGATGTGTAGAAACCACCACGGATACGGTCGATTGAAGTGTGCGAGAATGTGAGGACAACATCGCCGGACGTACCTGTCGGGACGACAGCAGAAATGATCCCGCAAATATAGTTGGTCGTCGCATCCGTGATCTGGACATTGATGGTGGCAGAGATTCCGCCAATAGTTGCGCTGGACAGTGTACGCCCGGTCGTTGACGCCCGCGCCATGAAGGAGACATGGACGACACGATCAGAAGTCTCTGCTCCACCATAGGTGATAGTGGCTGTGTATGGATTGCTGCCAGTGAACGAGGCAATCGTGTTCTGGTATGTCAGCACCTTCGCGGCGGCGGCGTCATCCGCAACCAGCAATTTGCGGGCAAGGATACCCATCAGGCGACATCCCCGACGTGCTTGCCGTAGATGGTGGAACCGTCTTTCCACAGCACCACGATTGTCCACCCGGTCGTTGCCAGCGTTGGCGCGACACCGCCCACCCATGTCACGGCGACGGTAGTCCAAGTGATCGTGAACGACGAACCATCCGCGATCTTGAGCGTGACGCTTTCGCCGCTGGCGAAGTTGGTTGCTGCCGGCGTGCGTGACGCCCCGAGCGTGACTTGCTGGATCGTGCCGTTACTGGGATCGATCTCGAATGCCGCGCCGTCCGTGATGGTGTAGACATCCTCAGTGATCGCGCCGGTGATGACGGGATCGGTCAGTGTCGGGCCGGTGGCAAACACCAGCGCACCACCAGATCCGGTTTCATCGGTGATAAGGCTTTTCAGATTGGCGCTTGAGGGCGTGGCGACGAAGGTGTCGAACCCGGAAGCCCGCGTGATCGCGCCCCATGAGGTCAGCGCCGCCACAAGCGGTTGATACAGCGTATCGAAGTAGGTCTTGGCTGTCGCCTTCAGGTTCGCCCAGGTCAGCTCCTTGAGCGCATTGGAGGCTGCGCTGTCGATCAACGGGATCGTATCGGCATCGACCGGCGTCGTCTTGCCGGCGACACCAACAATGCTTGAAGCGATGTTCACGGCGTCGGTTACGTCCGCACCAGTTTCGATGCCATCGAGCTTTGTTTCGTCGGCGGTTGTGAACGAAGCAGTCGTTGCGGCCAGCACCGCGCCATTGTTAGCAGCGGCAATCGTTGTCAGGTCGGAATCCAGCGGCTGGTAGCCCGCTGCGACCCAAGTCCTGTCGGCAACCTGGAAATCAGTTCCGGCGTCGTCGGTGAACCACAGTTCGTTCGGCGTCGCCGTCTTTACCCAAATCTGACCGCGTCCTGCGACATCGGCTTCCGCCGCTGCCTGCTCAGTCAGCGTGAGAACGCCAATCTTGATGATGTCGAAGCCGTTGGCGTCCAACTCCCCGCCGAGTGTCGGAGTCGTGTCCTCGGAAACATTGCTGATGCCGCCGCCAACGCCTGGCAGATCCGACCAGTTGACCTTCACCAGATCGCCTTCAGCGCGGTACACCAGCATGTAATCGCCCGCTGCCGGTGCGGCTTCCGCTGTGATGTCGGCCAACGCGATCGGCGCCACGGTTCCGGCGCTGTCGTCCCATGCCAACACACGGTCGGCCCCTGCGTCAGCTATCGTCAGTGCCGAGCGGCCGGCCGCCGTGGTGGTCAACGCGGCAATAGAAGTGAGGTCGCTGTCGAGTGGCTGGTACAGCGTCGAGATGTTCACGCCATTGACGAAATAGTTGACCGCATTGACGGTGCCTGTTCCCTGCCCCGCGCCCGTGGCGGCTCCTGCGATGATGCCGTTGTTCACAGTGGCGCCGAGCGTTTCCGCCCCGGCGACCATGGTCCACAGTTCCAATTTGCCGTCCTCGGAACCGTTCGTTGGATCGACTACGACGGCATCGATGCTGACATAGCGGGTCTTGTTCCCGCCGCTATCCCTTCCAAAAAAGTTGTAGCCGCCGATGTAGTCCGCAGCGGCGGGTGACGCGCTGTCGTGGTATGTCTGTGCGTATGGACCTGCAGCACCGGCGTTGGTGTAAATGTAGGAGATCGCGAACCCGCTACCGTCGACACCGGTGATGGTCTGCGACTGCGTGAACGTGTTGGCCGAGCCCAGCGCGGCATACAGTGTGTCGAAATAGGTTTTCACCGTGGCCTTTATGTTGGCCCATGTGACCTTCTTCAGCACATTGGATGCAGCACTGTCTGTGATCCCGACCGTATCAGCATCGACGGGCGTGGTCTTGGCGGTGGCTGCAAAGATTGCGGCGCCAACTGTAGTAACCTTGTCCTCGTCCAAAATGGCGCTGTCTGCCAAATCCTTTACGATCGTGCGGACATCGGCCGGCGTGATATCACCGGCGGTGTTGTCGGCCAGGTTCGTGTCGGCGTCAGAATTGAGGGTAGCCCGCGATTTTACAGTCATGACATTTCCTACAAATCGAAGCCGTTGGAGAAGCCGTTGGAGAAGCCGCCAATTCCTGGACCGGTCGTCGGGAAGATGCTGGCGCTGCCATTGGCGGCAGCCCATTCATCGGTGGCCAATGGCCCCTGTGCCACCATCACGCGAAGATTGGTGCTGTCCCAGATCTTCTTGCCGGTGGTTTTCCCGGTGGTGTTGACGGCATTCGCGGCGTCCTCGATCGCGGAGTCCGCGTAGGTGCCTGCGACATTGATGTGATAGAGGCCCGGATTGGCCGGCGCCGAATAGCCGTCGATGTAGAGGCGCGGGGAATAGGTCATGACTGGCCGTAGAGCCTTGCGACGACACGACGGTCGGCTGTGCTGCCTTCGACGACACCCGAGCTGGTATCAATGCGGATATAGGCCATGTCCTCGGTGTAGGAGGTATAGCCACCCGTACCGGCTTGCGCGTCGATGGCAGGCGAGTTGAGGGTTATCACTGCGTCGGATCGATCGGCGTTTGCAGTCTTGGTGCCGCTGTGAACGAGATGGGCAACACGCAAATGGGTGCCATCGGCATCGTCCACATTCATGATGTCCCAGCAATTGACAGTGAGACCGGACGACTGTGTCGCTATGGCGCCATTCCCGATGGTGCGCCAGGTCGCGCCATCGGGCGAATATCTCAGGGTTAGATATGCGGCATTGGTGCCCATTTCCGCGTACACTTCGACCCGCAACGACTTGTAGGAGGAAACCAGAGTCGCGAAGGTGATGGTGCTTACATCGGTTGTCGGCTCCTGCGTCTCCAGCAAGGTCCACCCGGAAATCACAGTCGCAGGAACCACCGGATCCGACGCATCGGCGATGCGCCTCGCATAGCTGTCCGTCGAGGAATACTGGAACACCTGCAGCCGCCCGGCAACGATGTCATCGGCGGCAAAGGCGACGCCATCGACATCCCGCAGGGCAAAGCTCGAGCCAACATTGCTGCCGGCCGTGTCCTGCAACTGCATGGTCACAGCGCCGGTATTGTTCGCGGCGGGGATGAAGCTGAAGATTGCACCGTCACTGATCGCCGTGAAGCCCGACGACATCGGCAGTCGGCCTGTGATGGCATTGGTTCCGGCAACATTGGTGAGACGGCCAAGCGTCAACCCGGAGAGACGGTTTACGCTGTCGTCGACATCATCCGCCCAGACCGTTGCATTGGCCGCGCCGACGCTGTCGAGATTGTGTTTCGCGGTCATCCGAACAGCCTCTCAAGTTCCGAATAGATTTCAGGCGCCTCGTCAAGCAGCGTCACCGTTGCCCGTTCCTCGCCCTTGCGGGTGATCGCCGCGACGACACAGCGATGGCTGGCATTGGAAAGTGTCGTGATCGACACCGGGGCGCCGACAACCGGCGTCGTCGCCAGCGGCGCATCAAGCACGACCACGTTACCGTCGATTGCCGTGATCGTGGCCTGCTCAACCCCGGTGCTGGTATGGACGAAGATCAGGGAGCGTTCCCCGACGCTGAAAAGGTCGGCAATTGCCGGGTTATCAGAGAAGTCGGAGGCGGCAACCGCCGGGATCGCCTGATCCAGCACCAGTGTCGAATTGTCGATGACGGTCCTGATGCGGGCGCCATGGCTGTTGTCGTCGAACAGATCGGTGACCAGCGTCACCATATCCCCGACACTGGCAACAACACCTTCAAGTTCGGTTTCGACCAGCCAGGTCCGGCGCTGCCGATCGATCTGGAGAAGATCGAAGGTGGCGCGGCGCCGCACCAGTGCTTCGTTACTGATCGCCCGGTAGGAGATCGGCTCGATGCGCGGGATATCCGTGGCATTGTCCAAGACAACTTCGATCTCGTTTTCCGAGAAGTCGTCGTCCTCGTCGTCGAAGGTTGCCCTGAAGCCGGCGACCCTCGCCGGGAAGTCGATGTTGAAGCGGATGTCCGCGGTATTGCGCGGGCTGAAGGTCTGCACCGGATCATCTGTGCTGCGGTCGCGGAACCAGTCCACGGAGAAGGTATCGCCATAGACGGGCTTCGCGAATCCTGCCGTTGCGATCGCGGCAAGGATCTCCGAGATGCTTTCCCCGGCAAACAGGGCATTGCACTCATAGCCCTTCGAGGCGCATTCCGCCCGCCATGCCACCATTGCATCATTATCGATCAGGTCGGTGTCGAGGCCGTGATGGACAAGGAAGTCGTAGAGGAACTGGCGGTAATGTGTCGCCGGGTTCTTCGATGTCGCCGTTTCCGTCGCCCAAGCACTTCCATTCCAGTCCATGACGTAACGGGCGGCTTGAACCGTGACGCCCTTGACGTTCTGGCCCTTGCTGCGAAGCGCGATCTGTGCCGTGCCCGGAAGCTGGCAGGGATATTCATCGGCGATTGCCCCGGCCTGCAGCACGGCGAGTTGGCCCGGATAGCTGGCCTGGTCAGTGAAGATCACCCAGTTGCCGGAACCGCCGGCGGTGCGGCGGCCAACGAACAGGCTTTCGACCGTACCGCCTACCGTATAGTCGGGCGAGACAATGCCCCCGGTCCGTCCGCCGTAACCACGCTTCACCCGCCATTCCAGCGGCCCCTTGGGGTAGGTGGCTTCATCCAGCACGACATGGACGCCGCGCCGTCTCGAATAGATGTTGGCGACATCCCGGTTGCCGGCGCCATCATCGAACCATGCCGCGGCCTGCCATTGCACCCCGGTTGAACCATCAGACAGATCCCACGCCGTCACGGCCGGAACCGTCGCCCAGAACCAGTGCGAGATTTCCCCGCCGAGGCTTTCATCCTCGAACAGCTCATCCCAACGGATGCGGATGTCCTGTTTCACCGTGTTCGTGGTCCGCCCACGGAAATGGATCTCGGGAAGCGATACCCAGTCACCGGAGCCGCCGCCCTTGGGCCGGAACTGCATGCGCAATGGAATGAATACGTTGTCGGATTCCGAAGTGGTCCGGTATAGCGACTGCAATTGCAGCTTGATGACGACTTCTTCGAGCCGGTCATGCCCGGGTGTCGAGAAATGCAGCCAGCGCGGCACCGAGTTTGCAGGAACGGATTGATCCTCGAGGATCGTGCCTTCCTGGACATAGAAGCTGCTGGCGGTCTCGCCGATGTTTTCGGTTTTCGTGATCTTGTCGACGAAGGTGTAGGTGCCATCCTCCTCGTCGCCGTCGATGATTTCGGTGGTGATGGCGGCAAAGTCTGCGACCCCGGTCTCGTTGACCTGGATATCGCTCAGTGCATGCTTGCCCCACAGCCCGAACAGGCGATCAACGGTCTCGATGCCGTCGATGGTGTAGAGCCGCGGTTCCGTGATGTCCGGCGGTGCGATACGGCGCGATCCCACCACGATAGGCAGATAGCTTTCCTTGCCGAACGGATTGGAGTCCGTTTCGACATCGCCATATGCCTTGGAATCGTCCTTGCCGACCTTCGCCAGCGCCGGCAACTCGGGCGGAAACAGCTTGTTGATCAGCAGGGAACCGCCGAAGCTGATTGCAGCCGATGCCAGCGGCCCGGCAATGGGGCCAAGCGCCGTCAAGAGGTATGGCGCCGTCACTGCCACCACAGCCGTCAGCGCGATCAGCGCCACGGTCCGGAACAGGTTACGGGATCCGCCACCCTGCGGAATGAAGGTGAAACGCAGGACATCATCACGGCGCGGCCTGACATACCGCCACATTTCCCGCGGCACCCGCTCATACATGACATCGCGACCGGGAAGCCACGCCTCGATGCCGTCGAGCCTGCCGTAGAGGTCAAGCACCATTTCCTCAATGGTCTGCCCCGCCGGCACTCCCACGGCTTGCCAGCCCACCGGAAGGCCGGCAGGCTTCGCATGGATGATGATCTGGTTCATGCGGGCCGGTATCCCAGAAAGCAGGTCACGCGATTCTTCAGCATTGGGTTGTCAAACGGTTGCCAGATGCATCCGGCGTGCATCTGGGAATGAATGACGCCGCCATTCCAGACCACGCCGACATGCCCGGCAGCGAGCCGTCCTGCCCGCATCACGGCAAGGCAATCATCCTGTGGCTCATCAACCCGCACGAAGTTCTCGACTTCGGCAAACCCAACGGAGAGACCTTCCGGTCCCGGCGCGATCGAGGCGCGGTTCGGTAACTTGATCCCGAGTTTTTCCCGATACCAGATCTCGACGATGCCCCAGCAATCGGCACCTTCCCACGCGCCCTTCCCGGGCACATGCGGCACCATCTGGAGGCGCGTCACGAAATGATCTTTCATCTCGTGAACCAGAGGCCCGGAAAGTATTGCTTGCGTGTCCGCTGTGGCGGCCATGGCTCCTGCAGAGAGGCGCGAGGGCCCAGCGATGCCGAAACCCGCTCACTGTCGCCGGCGGCGCTGGAGATCACCATGAGGTTAAGCGTGTCCATCAGCGCCGTATCCGGCGCCGACGTATCCACCAGCATGATCCGGCAGCCGACGCGGTTGCGGGCGCGGTTCACTGCCTTGCCGATTTCGCGATCGATATTGTCCATGGCAATGTCCACGGACGGCTCCTGATCATTGCTGTTCGGCAGCGCGATCTCGATGTCGGTGGCGACGAAGCTGTCCCCGTTCGAGGTCACATCCTCGTTGTTGATCGCGGCGCGGTGAACCGTCGAGTTCCCGTCCTCCTGAAACTCCAGAAGGATCACATGGGCATCCGTGATCGGATCCCGGTTGACCTTGTGTCGCTGTGCGGCAGTTGTCGTCGGCATCAGATCTCCTCGAGCGAAACGGAGACGTTCCAGACGCCCTTGGTGTAATCACTGAATTCGGGAAGCTCTGCGAACCGCATCTCGTATTCGACGGCCGTCACCGGATGAGTCCAGTTGAAGGCCTCGACGCCGCCGCCTGTTGTGGTGTCAATGAATGTCCGCAGCAGCGCCGCCTCAGCATTGGTGAGGCGAAGGGAGAACCCGAAGGTTTTCAGTGTCCGCGTGAAGCGGGCGCGACGCCGCGCCGCACCGACCGCCCGGGCATCATTGACATAGTTCGCAACCCGCCCCTCCCGGATCGTGCCGACGAGGGCCACGGGGATCGATGTCAGCCAATCGATGTCAGCCATCAGCCCTGCATCCTTTTCGGAGTTGCCCCGAACCGCGACCCCATGGACTTGTCCATCTTGCCGCCGGCGATGCCCTTGTTGACCTCGCCGATGACGATATCAACGATCTCGCGGTTGCCGCTGGAGCGCCGCGACTCCTGCACCTGTGCACCGGAGTTGTTGTAGATATTGACCTCGGTGGATCCGCCGGCGCCGCCCGATGCCGCGGCACCAAGGACATTCATCGCCGACCGCGTCTGGTCTCTGGTCAGGACACGTTCGCCCTCATGCAGGATCGCGGCGAATTCGTCGTTGCCGAGTCCGTCCTTGAAGCGCGGCGCCCCAGCAAAATTAAGGCCGCTGACCGTCTTGTAGCCAGGCGCGCGGCCAGAGCCGACGGTGCCGCCCGCGTGATACATGGGAACCCTCATCCCGGCCCATGGATCGCCGCCACCGCCACCGCCGAAGCCGCCCAGCAGGGCGTTACGAAGCCCCTGCACCAGAGGTTCGACGATCATGATCTGGTTGACCATCTCGAAGATGCGTTTTCCGAAATCGGCGAATGCTTCACCAGCAGATGCGGTGCCATTGAGAAGCGCCGTGAACATATCGCCGAACGCGCCGGTGAGGCCGTCAATCATGGCGATGGTTTGTTCGTTCTGCGTGATCTTGTTCAATTCGTAGCCGATGGCTTGGAACTGAGCCGGGATGTCGCTGCCGCTGCGCACCGCCGCGATAAAGGCCTGGATCTGCTCCTCTGCGAGACCGAGACTGCGAGCCGTTTCCACGATCTGCAAATTGGCCTCGGTCAGGAACATCTCCGTGCCCTGATTACGGAGCTTCGACATGCCGTCGATGTATTTGTCGAATGAGGACGTGATCTCGGAATCGGACGCCTTCTTGGCCTCATCCTTCAGGCGCTTGCGCTCCGCGGCCGCATCGGATCTTGCCTGACGCGCCGACGATTCCGCGGCCTTGCGCATCGTGTCGGCTTGCTCCTTCAACTGAGCCTGAATGGAATCCTTTGGATCGCCAGAGAACCGATCGAACAGCGATGCGGATCCATCGATCTGCTCGGTCGGCCATGCCTCATCGTCCTTCAAGCGGGAAGTCGCGGCTCCAAGCCTCTGCAGCTCGCCTGTAAGGCCCGCAACGGTCCCTGCTGCAGCTTCGGCAATGTTCGCTATCCCCTGAATTGCGGCGATCTCATCGGCCAGATCTGGATTGGCCAGCGCCAGCTTGTCGAGTTCGGCATTGAACTGAGAGATGTCAATCGTCCCGCTCTTGTATAAAGAGGACAGTTCCTTGATCTTCGAGACATATTGCGGGACTGTGCCGGTTATCAAAGACTGGAATGTCAGACCAAGTGAAAGGACGCGCTCCTCGATATCCGAGAACGCCGCAACGATATCATTATTGGCTTTGTTGAGGCTGGCGATCCTAATTGCCTCAGACGAATCCTCGGATAGTTTCACCATTGCCTTGGCGGCGCCGTAAATGCCGGCAGAGGCGTTTTCCGAATTATCGCCCGCCCGCTTGATAGCCTCCGCGTAACGATCGGCGCGCTCCTGAGCGTCGGCTGCGCGGGCGCCAAGGACCATCATGACCCCCGAAAGCGCAAGGATCGCGACCCCTACAGGGCCACCGAGGAAATTCATGGCGGCGCCGAGTCCGCGCACCGCAACAGAGGAAGCCTTAGAGGCTACTCCCGTGGCCGTCACCGCGGCGGCATGAGCGATCTGCGCGCTCGTCGCGGCCTTGGTGGCTACTGCCTCGGCATACATGGCGCTCTGCAGTTCGCCGCCCAGCTTGCGTTTTGTTTTCTGGGAAACCGGAGTTCCTGATGCATAAGCCATTCCATAGGCTGCCTGGGCGGCTGATCGACGTTTCGAGGCCGCTGCAGCCTCAGCATTGGCGAGATTGAGTGTTGCCAGCGCGGCCTGTGCTGTGGCCTGTCGGGTGGCATTCATTGCCGTGATATAGCCGGTGAGGCCCTGTGCGGCGCCGCCGATACCCTTGGCGCCAATCAGCGCGATAAAGGCGGCCCCGAGCATCATCACGGAATCGCCGACCATAGACATATTGCTGGCAAGGAAATCGAGGGCGCCGATCATCAGCTCCGATGCGGCTTTGACCTTCCCGGATGTGCCGATGTAACGAAGCAGGGCATTGTCGACTCCGATGAACGCCTGAGAGATCGTTTTCTCGGTGTTGGCGAACATCTTGTCGATTTCGCCGGAGGCGTACTTGAAGGCATCAATGATCACCTTGGCGGTCAATTCGCCATCGGCCGCCATCTTACGGAGCACACCGAGATCGCCGCCGCTGATCTTGTTGGCCAACAACTGACCCAGTGCCGGGTTTTCGAGCACGGACCGCAGTTCGTCGCCCTGCAGTCGGTTCGATGCGATACCCTGGGAGAGCTGGATCGCGGACTGTGAGGCTTCCAGAGGGGTGGAGCCGCCGACGACGAACGCCTTCTGGATTGTCTCCGTGACCCGAAGAACATCCTTCTGGGAAACACCGAGCCGGCGCGACGCCCCCGCGATACGGGAGAACAGGATCCCGGTGGACTCATAGGTCGCCCGGGACTTCTGTGCGGTCTCGAACACCTTCTGTTCCACATCGGCAAGGCCCTGGGCTTCCGTTTTCACGGTCCGCAGGCGATTGGCGATCTGCTTGTAGGTATCCGAATAGTCCATCAGGCCTTTGAGGGTGAACGCCGCCCCGAAGCCGCCGGCAAGAGCGGATACCGCGACCATGGCGCCGCGGAGTCGCTCCACGGAGTCCTTGGCCCTCAATGCGGAAAGCGCGAGGACACGGAATTCCCGGCCCCGGATCGTTGACATCGTCCGGTTGAGCTGGGAAGTGGCCTTGTCGACGGCGTGAACCGCCTTCGTCATCCGGCCGCCTTCGGTCTCCGTCACCGACGCGGCACGTTTTACGCCGCGCTCATAGTTCTGGTAGTTAACGGTGAAAAGTACATTTATCGAGCCAACAGTCGCGACCAAAGTTAGCACTCCTATTGTAATTTGATGCGCGTTAAGCTACTATCATCCTTTCAACAGAAAGGAGAATGTATGACGCATCCAAAGTTGTGCAGCTTTGCCGACTGTCAGAAACCGGCGAGAACGAAGGGCATGTGCTCGATGCACTACACCCGGCTACTGAAGCATGGCGACCCGGCCATTAATCTGAAGCAGATCGCCCGAGCACGAACCGATGCAACGATCTGTGCGGTCGATGGCTGTGACCGTTTCGTCAAGCAGAATGGATGGTGCGCCAAGCATTACCAGCGGTGGCGCGCCCATGGTGATCCGCTGAAAACGAAAACGGCGCCGACGGGCGCGCTCCCCGAGTTTCTATTCGCGCATGTCAATTTCACAGGGAATGAATGCGTCCTGTGGCCATTCGCTTCAAAGAACGAGCACGGCTACGGAATCATCTGGCATCAGGGCCGGCGCAGGAAGGCCCATCAGGTGATGTGCGAGATAGTCAACGGACCCCGCCCCAGCCCAAAGCATGGGGCACTCCACTCATGCGGCCGCGGTCATCTTGGCTGCATTAATCCCCGCCATTTGCGATGGGGAACGCAGAAAGAAAACATGAAGGACGCGGACGACCACGGGACGGTTGCCCGATCCCGCGATCTCCCACACACAAGGCTTACGCCCGACGATGTCCGGTTCATCCGAAAGATGCACGGCAAGGTGACCGGCATGGAATTGGCGGAGAAGTTCGGCGTCTCCCGAAAACAGGTCTACGACATCCAGAACGGACGCCGCTGGACCCATCTCAAGGATTAGCCATCCTCCGCCGGCTTCTTTTTCTCGAGTCGCGCCATGATCTCCGCCAGTGACGGCGGCTTCTCATTGCCGGTCCGCAACAGGTCACGGAGCGACGGCATCTTCTTGGCGCGCTGGAGTCCAGCATTCATGTATTCGAGACTCACCAGTTGACGGTGCTTCTCGGTGTCCTTGGCCGCCATAACAGTGGCGTACCGGACGATCTCCCGGGGAGTGAGATCCCAGACCTCAGCAGGCCGCAATCCAGCGCGGTAGCCGATGGCCTCGTAACGCTCTACGCCCCGGTAACCGGCAAAGGGTTGTCGGAGTCCTCCGAAGCCTCTTTGAATTGGGCTTCGATCTCAGCCTGGCGCTTCGCGATTTCCTCGAGGGTCTCGCGATAGGTCAGATTGGAGACGGAGAGGCAGAGCGCATCCATGACGGGCTCATGGGCCTCTACAACAGGGAAGGAGATGTCATCGGGGTCCATGTTGACCCGGAGCATCTTGCCGGCGTCATCTCTGCGCTTCAGCCCGATCTCGAGACATTTCAGTAGGGTCGATCCAGACCCTTCCGAGATGTTGGAGTCGATGGTCCGGAGATACTCGCCGATGCCGTAGATCTGTTCCAGTTCGCCGATGTCGGTCAGCGTGAAACGCAAGAAAACGCCCTCCCCGGCAACCGGGAAGGGCACTTCACCTTTGTTCTTCAGCATATTACGACACCGTATAGGTCGTTACGGCGCCAGTCTTTTTCAGGGTGACCTGCATTTCCATGGCAGCGTCAACCGGATAGGACCGGCCACAGCTCATGACCAGAGCCGCGAACTGCATGCCAAGGGTGTTGCCGGGTTCTTCGAGCTGGAAGTTGACCGCGGCGCCACCGACCTTGGAGCGAAGGCCGGTGATGTTGTTGTGGGTCGCACCATCCGGATCGTAGTTGACCGTGAAGGTGATCTCGTCACCATCGATCAGACCGTTGATGTATTCGCGGCGCGAGCCGGCGGACTGGTGATTGGTGACCTCGACCTGCTCCGCCGAATCCGAGTCCTCGAGGGACTTGATTTCCGCGATTTCGGTGAAGGCTTCGGTCGGCGTGGCGCCATCGCCCATTTTGAGCTTGGTGCCGTAGCCAAGGCGTGCTGCCGTAGTCATGGGCTATCTCCTTTAGCGAATGTGGAAGGGGTTGCAGACGTGATCCCGAGCCACCTTCTCATCGAAGGTGTCAACGCCGCAGCGCGTGCAGTGCCACATCGGGATACCTGCCCATTGCGTTGCGACTATACCGGCCGGCAGCGGGATCTCCGCCTTGGCTTCTTCAACCGGCGCTTCCACCGGTATTTCTGGCGACGCCTCAGTCACGCCGATAGGTGACTCTGTAGTCATCGATTTGGCGGAATACCTTGGCGCCATCCTGGTAGTCTCCTGTGGTGTTGATGTGCTGGACCAGGTCGATCGCGATGCCATAGCGGGCGGCGGCCTCGACATAGCCATTGATCGCGGTCCGGACCCGTTCCGCCAGTACGATCGCCTGCTCCGCGGAGTCGCCGCGGCTGTAGATCCTGACCACATCCTGATTGAGATTGTCGGGGCCCTGATGGGTCCAATCATCTGACCCGGTCATGGTCATCAGCATGACGTTGGGCCGGGCCGCGTCTTGCGCGACCTCGAGGAAATAGATGCCGCCGGTCGCATAACCCGAGACCTGTGCGTCATCCTGCAAGACTTTGCGCAGTGCGGTGAGGACGATCATTTCTTGGCCCTCACCCTTCTGGCTTGGTTCTCCAGTGCACCACCAATGCGCTGACCGAAGCGGCGGACCGCTTCCATGTCGTGCTTGTGATAGGCCGGGGTCAGGAACGGGAACGGCTGTGCGCCGGGATGCATGCGCCTACGACGCGGCTGCCAATGCGGATCCGTGCCGAATTCGACGAAATGGGCGGTCTTGATGCCCTTGCCCGTGGCGGAAACGGCATGCTGGGAGACGCCGTTTTTCTTGGACAACAGCCGGACCGAGAGGCCCTTTTTCAGCTTGCCTGTGACCACGTTCGGGCCGGGCTCATACCGATTCGGTTTATACGTCGACAGATTGGCCTTCGCCGTTTTCAGCATGGGCTGCAGGGCGAACCTTGAAGCCTCATGGATTGGTCTCGCAACAGATGTCATGCGCCGGATAGCGTTGGCGGTCGGCTTGATGCCTTTAACCTGAGATCTGGCCATAGGTCCGGCCTTCCTTCTCGACGCGGATCACGGTGTCCGTCTTGTCGTTGAGGGTCGGCATCACCGCCAGGATCTCATAGACCTCGGAGCCCGCGGGGATCGTGCCGTAGGCCATGTCCGGATGGTAGACCATCCGCATCTGGGCGGTGACATTGAGGAGATCGAGATAGTCCCCCCTGACGACATGAGTCGCCACCGACTCCCGTTCGTTGGCATAGACCTGTTCGCGGCCGCGCTCCGGCTCGATATTGACCCATGCCCGGCAGAATTCCGACCATGTTTTCGTCAAGCCAAACTGACCATCGACGGTGCTGAAGCTCTGGAACACGACGAGACAGGGCCGCCGGCGCCCCGTGATCATGCTCATGACGGATCGTTCCGGATCCGGTATTGGCCAAGGACGTACTCGAGACCAAACCAGATCTTGCGCGGAACCTCGACGAGTCGGGGCTCAACAAATGTCGGGGTGGCATTGTAGTAGAAATGCCCGGCGAGCAGCTTCATGGCCTTGCGGATCCCGTAGGCCTTGGTGAGGATGTCGGCCCCGGCGCCCCATCCGGCAACAAACGTGATCTCGACAGACCCGGGTTCGGTATGAAGCTCCGGCCAGATCTGATCCGTCTTTAGATAGACCCAGCCGAACAAGCCATAGGTGGAGACGCCATAGATGTCGGTGCTCAGGACCGTCCAGTCGCCATCGGTGTTCCTGTAACGGACCTGCGTCACGGACTGGAGCACGGGAAGCGGGATCTCGATGATGTCATCGAATTCGTCGATGACGCCCTTCCATGTCTGCGTCAGGATTGCTCGGTTCAAGGAGCCCTTCGGACCATCGATCCGGTAATAGGCTTCCTTGATGCAATCCGTGATCTTGTTGTCCTCAGCGGAATGCGTAATCCGGTGCTCCGTCTTGAAATCGGCCACCGGCAGGATGATAAGGATTTGGGCCTCAACCGGTGCTGTTTCCGCGGCCTGCGCGAGCCTCATTTCCTTGGCTGTGATCATCGCGTCCACCATCTCGTCATCTGCGTGGTCAGGTAGCCGGCGATTCGGCTGGGAAGGGGCCGCTTCTTGAGATCGGGGACCGGCTTCGCCAATTTCTTGGGTTTGCGGATCCGCTTAGGCTTCATCCGCGGTGGCCCGCTGGATCTCGCTCTCCGCTGCCTCGATGATCAGGGCGGCGTCCTCGACGGTCTCCACCGGCTCACCAAGGATCTCGGATGCCAGCTTGATCCTGCGCTTCCAGTGGAGGTCGCGCCAATCAGCCGGGATCACGCCCGCCTCAGCAACTTCCTCGACGATTTCGGCTTCACCGTCGACGACTTCCTCGACGGCTTCTGCCGGGGCGGGCTCACCGCTTTCCAGGACGCCGATGATCTCGCCGCGCTCCTCCGCAATCATGCGGTATGTCGCCTTGCGATCGAACGCGAAATGGATCTGCCCGCCTTCAGACTTTACGGTCTGTGGAAGGCTGGCGAGCTTGGATGTGATCCTCAGCCGCTCCGGCCATTCGCCGACGACGATAAGTTTCCCACTTTCAAACTTCAGGGCCAGATCCTTGGCGTCGACCGGCGCCTCAGACTGCTCCTCGCCCGATTCCTCGGATTCGAAATCTTCGGCGGACGGCCAACGAGCCGTTCCGGTGTCGATGCAGGTCTGGGCGACGATGTCATCCATCCAGATCACGGTGCCGGCGTTGAGGCCGACAAGGGTAACGACTTGGCGCATATTTTGTCCTCGCTGTTTGGCTGGGCCCATTTAATGGAGCGTAATGGAACCGGCGAAAGAGTGAGGCCCGGCGGTGAAGCCGGGCCCTATTTCCAGAGTCATGCCTTCGCAGATTATGCGATTGCAGTGGCCGTCAGTGCTTCCTGGTAACGCTGTCCGGTGAGGACGGCGACCACGGAACCGATGACCGAGTTGGCACCGTTGGTCAGTGCGACCTCGATCCACTCGAAACCGTCGGTGAGCTGTGCGGCATCGATTTCGATGACGTAGAAGATGTTGTTGTTCGCCGACGGCGTCTTGCCGGCGGCTGCAACTGCCTCCACTGCACCAAGGGTATCGCCTGCATCGGTTTCTTCGGCACGCAGGGCGAACGCGATGTCCGTTGCCGTGCCAGAGGTCGCCGCGTTGCACTCGCGCACGATGATCTTCGTGAAGGCCGCGGCGGAGACGCCGATCTGCACGATGATCGTGGCATGCTTGAAGTTCTTCATGCGGAAACGGTCGGCCGTTACGCCGCCGGTGATGTCGATCGGCGGCAGCGCATTGACGATGTGGCCGATCTCGGAAAGTACGAGGCCCTTCATGGGGTTTCTCCTGTTCAGAAAGGGGGGAAGGGTGAAAGGGCGACCGTGGCCGCCCCTTCAATCGGTTAGCTGCGCGTTTCGAGCACGATGAACGGCGACTGGGTAGCCGAACCCTTGAACGGGGTCATCGGCGTGTTCCATGCCGGCTGACCGTCGACGCGGTAGGTGATGCGGAACGTCATTTCCTCGTAGAGGAAGCGGACGTGCATCGATTCCGCAGCGGCCGGTCCACCCTTGTCGATCATCAGGTACTGAGACAGATCCACAAGCGCGATGTCGCCGACGGTGCCGAGGGTCGAGGCGTACTCGACCGGGATCACCGGACGGCCCATCAGCGTGCCCCAAGGCGCGTTGACGTTGTCGCCGGTCAGGCCCGGAGGCGCAAACATCAGGTGCGTCGCCGTGCCGGAGCCGATGGTCAGCGACCAGAGCTGTGGCAGGATGTCCTGATTGATGAGCCAGACCGAGTTGCGCATCGAGCGGGCCGGGAGACGGGCGACCATCTTCAGGACGTTGGCGGAGACAACCGTATTGGCTGCCTGACCACCCTCTTTCGAGACGGTGACCAGCGCGCCCGAATTCAGGAAGCCCAAGGGCTGGCCCGAGCCGGTGCCGGAATAGATCGCGTTTTCGACGAGGAAGGTCAGTTCTTCCGCCATGCCCTGCTTGTAGATCGCTTCCATCGCGACCGCGTCGGCAAGGAGTTCGTCCGTTGCGTAGCCAATCGCCATCAGCTTTTCCAAGCCGAGTTCGATGGAGCGGAACGCCGGCTTCGAGGAGGTAACGGTGTTGCCTTCCGATGCCCAGTAGCCGCGGATGCCGCCGAAGCGGGAACCGGTGGCACGGCTGGTCTCGTTGATCGCCGGCAGCTTGATTCCGTTGGAATTACCCGAGATCGGAATCTTGCGGACGCGGGCGACGACCTGACCCATTTCGTGCATGAGGCCCATGAGTTCGGTCGAGAAGTCGGTCTGGACGAGGAAGCCGCCCTCCGACGGGACCGCCTCGTTGGCGCCCGATGCCTTCTGGTAGATCAGGCGGGGATCCGGGGAGACGCCCTTGTTCATGCCAGCATTGACGATGGCCTGAAGCTGTTCGCCGAAGGACTTGAATCGCTTCTCGTCCTTGACCTGTGCAGGCACCTTGCCGGCGTTGCCGTCGGCCGGGGTCGCGGCGCCAGCGGCGGCGCGAGCCTTTTCCGAACGCTCCTTCGCGGCAACGGACTTTTCAGCCTGCTCCACAGCAGCGGTCAGTTCTTCGAGTTTGACGAGTTCGTCCGCGGAATATTCGCGGGCTTCGCCACTTTCGTCGACGATCGACTTCTCGAAGTCGTCGAGTGCGCCGAGATGCTTGGCAAGCGCGGCGCGAAGCTGTTCCAGAGTCATGTGATTTCCTTTCAGATCTGGATTGGCCAATAAAAAAGGCCGCCGAAGCGACCTATTCCGCCCCTGCCCGGGGCATTGGTTTCCCGGGTGGGATCAGTTCAGGAGGCCCTTGGCACGCAAGGACGCCCTGAGTTTCGCGGTTTTGGCATTGGCCTTCGCGCGCGAACCTTTGATCAGAACAGGAGGGGCAGACTCCGGCTCTGAAACTGTGACTTCCGGCTCGATAACCGGATCGGATTTTTCGGTGACCGTCTCGGGCGTCTTGTCGACGATCCCGAGCATGGCCTTCACGGTTTCCGTGAATTTGGAGAACATGGATTCGACCTGTTCGACGGTGACTGCTTCAGGTTCCGGGGGCAGAGACACCGTTTTCGGCGCCTTCAGCTCGAAATAGGCGTCCTCGAACGGCTTCTTCACGATCAGCCCGCCCGTGGTGCGCTCGCAATAGGTGTCGAGGAAGCCCTCAAACAGCTCCACTGCCAGCCGCATGTCACCGGCCGCCGCCTTGCCCAGTGCATCCGGATTGGCCGGAACGGAGCAGATCGAGCATTCCAGCAGCGTGGATGCCAGAAACTCGATGCCGTAGGTATTGCGGCCCTGTTCGTCGAGGATCCATTCCGCCTCGGACGGCATGAAGCCGATGGAGCATGCCCGCAGACCACCGGCGGCGAGAAGCCGGCCGATCTCGTCGGAGCGTTCCGTGGTGCCTTCAGCGAACAGGGTGACCGTACCCTCGGTCCGCTTCGACTTGCCGCCGACCTTGGCGAGGTCCGACCATGTGCCGATTGGTGCGCTGTGCATGTGATATGCCAGCGCGACCGGGTTCTTCATGAAGCTCTCGATGTCGAGGCCGCCCTGGCGCACGATGTCGCCATAGAGATCCTTGGACTCCGACGACATCACGAAACGCTGGCTGCGCTTCGAGGCGTCATAGCCCTTCACCGCGGGCTCATCCAAGATCACGGCCTTGTAGAGGTTGCCGTTGTCATCGGCGCTGAGTCGGCGCTTGGCGATTATTTCGTCAATGGACAGCTTTGGCATGTCGATTCCTTTCGTCAGGCCGCGATCAGCCAGAAGTCATTATCAGCGGCGCTTTGGGCGGCGCCGGCGAACGTCTTTGTTGCCTTTGCGGCGATACGGGACTGCGATTCCATCTCGACTGCCGCATTGGCAGCGCCGGTGATTGTTGCGCCGGTCTCGGAGGATCCCGACAGTCCGGCCTTCAGGCTTCCCGCCGCGGTTGCCGTGGCCCATATCGCGGTGCCGCCTTCTATGCTGGCTGCGATTGGTGATGGATAAATACTTGGCGGCTTGTAGCGGCGCCGGCCGCCCGCGCCCGATGATGTACCGCCACCGCGGATCTCGGGGACAACCTCTGCTTCCCCGGTATAGGTGATCGTCGCCGCAATGCTGGAGGAGCCGATGAGGTCGGCCTGCATCTCGTTCGACGGGGTGTCTATCGTTCCTTCAAGAGAGCCCGCACCAGTCAGTCCGGCCTGCAGGTCAACTGTGCCGGCGATGGCCCCAGAGAGGGCTCCCACACCCGCCAGATTGGCTTCTATTGAGCCTTCAGGCGCCGCTTCTCCGAGACCCCAGTATTTCGGGTTGAAAAACCGCGAGGCCCAATATTTTGCGCCGAAGAAATCAGCCATTTCGGATCACCCCAGTTCGTAGGTGAGTGCCGACCTGTTTCCGTCGTTGTCGACCGTGGCAATGATCCTGTCGGCATCATCGGCAACGGCGCTGCGAATCGTGATCGTTGTGCCGCCGGCGCCGGAGACCTTGCCTGCCAGTGCGGCAACGCACAGCCGAAGGGTCTCACGGACCGTCAACCCGGTTTCGACGAGCTGGATATCCAGTATTTCCTCAGCAATGCCCTCTGCGGAGAGGCCGACCTGGGCGCTGACATCGATATCGGCGGCAAGGCTGCCCGTTGCATTGAGGTCCGAAGTGATCTCCGCATCGCCGGAGAGCGAAGCCAGAACCCATCCCAGCGCATCCAGCGCACCAGAGGCGTCACCGGATCCCGCAAGGTCGGCGGCCATGAGCAATGCGGCGAGAATGTTGCCGTCGAGCGATCCCGTTCCGACAATCGCGGCCACCGCGGAGACGACAAGCTGTCCCGCACCCTCGAGCGCGCCGAGTCCGTCGATTGCAGCGGCACCATTGACGCCCATGGCGCCGGAGCCGTCGAGATCGGATGTCGCCTCGATTTCGTTGCGGGAGGACAGAGCGCCGGCCTTTTGCGGCATCGTCCATGCGTATTGGTTGCGGTATCCCGAAGGAATGCCGGCGAGATCGGTGGTGACGCCCTCCCCGGCGGTCAGATTGCGCCGTGGGCCGCTTTGGTAGAAGTTCCCATTGACGACATAGGGGTAGGCATTATTCGACGCTGTTGCCCCGAAGATCCGGACGCCTCCACTGAAATCGCGGTAGCCGTTCTGGAGTAGCGCCATGTTATCCGCCGTAGGCCCAGTCGAAATCGACCATGATGGTGCCGCCGGATGTCGTTGCACCGGTCTGGAACATCAGGAACTGGATATTGGCTGCATCCCGGATGCGCGGCAGCGACGGCAGCGCATTGAGGAAGTCCATTTTGGTGTAGAGGCCCGTTGCCGGGACCGGAATCGTCCAGAGCGGCTTGCAGAGGCCAATGACGACTGTGCCGGACGCATGTGCCGTGCCGGCCCAGACCAGCGAGACGATATCGGAAACGCCGGTATCGCCGGCGGCAAGCGGCAGGAACGGATTGTACTTGTTCGCGGCCGTGCCGGAATTGAGGAGTTGGCCGACACCAAGCGATGCCGTGGATGTGAATGTCGTCGTTGCCCCTGCGCCACCACCGGTATCGAGGTAGTTGACGATGCAGGTCGGGGCGTTGGCGCCAAGCGCGGTATCGGCCGCGACGAACATCCTGAGACCTTCGCCGTTGGGATAGCGATCACCGCCGCCCAGCGCCGTCATGGTGACTGTTTTCGTGCCCGTCGTGGAGACGTTCGTGCCAGAAAGCGGGACGTAACCGACCAGATCGATCGCCATCAGATACCAGGGGGCACCAGCGGCAGCCACAATGGCCGCACCGGCACCAAGGAAGTGCTTGGTCGCCGCGGAGACGTTGCCGCCGTGGTATGGAGCGCCCTCACCCCATGTATCATCGGTTGCGACATAGGTCAGATCGGCACCCGCAAACGTCGCCGCGGGCGGGGATCCGGCATGACCGGCAAGCAGGGTCCAATGACCGGCGGTGCCGGCGGACGCCAGAGTCTTGTTGTAGAACGTGTTCCCGTATTTGCCGTTCACCGTGATCTGGTTGATCAGGTCGTCTTGCGAAGTGAAACCCATTTCGACCCCTTAATTCCAGACCGTTTCGACGATTCCCGAAAGGATAGACGATGCCAGTGAGCCGGCATGTCCCGCCGCGAAGATTCCGAGGACGCAGCCGTCAATGATTTGCGGCGGTGCCCGATGGATCACCGAGGCGAATTCGTCACAGGCGCCGTAGCTTTCCAAGTTGCCTGATGTGGTGCGGCGACTTTCCTGAGTCGTGAATGCATTCATCAATGGATGAACGATCACCAATGACATCAGGCCGCCGCCGCCGGCCGTGAAGGTGACGCTCTCAATCGACTTCACCCCGGAGTCCCCGGCCTGAAGCGAAAGGAATGGATGGTAGCTCGTTGCAGATCCGACGCTCGAGGCCACGACTTGGCCGCCGCCGGCAACTGCGAAGGTGAAATGGTTCTGGCTGACCCTGCCCGCCACACCGTCCTGATTGGTGTAGGTAAACGTGAACTGTCCGGTTGCGGCCGCGGCCGACTGGGAAACCGCGACCACCTGTCCGGCGGCATAGCGCGGGATCGCGACATCATTGACCATGTCCTGCTGCTCGCCCACCGCATCGGTATCGATGAAGGGGTAATACAGGAGGTAATCGGCGAGGATCAGGGCCTGTCGGCCATTCGAGGTTGCGGTCGCCGAAGATGCCGCCGACATCAGTTTGAGATTGCGAAGGAACTGCTTTGCCGGGGCGACCGTCGGAAGGTAGATGCCACGCTCCGGCTCAACGATTGCGGCCTCATACGGTGCGGAGGCATAGAAGTTCGCCGGTGGCGACCCCGAGAAATAGAGGTAATCCAGCCATGCATTGGTGGTCGTCGCCGTCGACGAGATCGCCTTGCGGAACTGGGTTATCCACGAACGGCCGTCATCCTCGGAGTCCACATATTCCCGGATATTCTTGAAACCAGCCATCAATCTTCAGAGGCGGTGAGGTCGCCGGCCGCGAACTGCGGCTGAATGCCCGAAGAAACCGCCAGCGAAGCCGACAGCGCGCCCTTGTAGAGCAGCTTGCCGGCGCCGGAGACCGCCGTTCCGATGGCGACGTGCGTGATCGTGTTGGAGCCGCCCGTGCACTGCGGGAACTGGATCAGCGCAGCGTTTTCCGCGACGTTGTTGGTGACCGTCCATCCGGATCCCGACCTCGCCACGGCGACACGGGCATAGCTCGTATAGGTCGCTTCGTTCGTGGTCTGGTCTCCAGCTTCGCCGGGATCCGCGGTGTGCAGGGAGACATAGAGGTTCGTGAGGGGCCCTGAAGCCGCATTGTCCGCGATGTTGGCAATTGCCGTCGCGTTGAAAATGAGCTTCATCAGGTCATTCTCGAAAATGTTACCCTTGCTCATTCGTCAATTTCCTTCTCGGTCATGCCGACGATGCGGCCGTTTTCGTCATAGGCAGTGACCGTTTTCTCAACGGCGCCACGCCTCGGGATGTGGGCATGCACATCGACCTTGACATCACCTGCCCGGATCTCGGGAGCCTTCACGTCGACGTTGACAATCGGCGCCGGCATGGCGCGGATCGCGGAGATTACGTCGTCAATGCTTGGTGCGACACCTTGCGTCACAGCAACCGGGGAATCGACCATCGGGATCAGGTACTTTTCCGATTCCGTGGTGTCCTCGTCATCCTCAGCCTCGGGCTCCTCGACGGCGCCGCCGGCGGGAAGAACGATCTCGTTGGAGTCATCGATGATGGAGTAGTTGGCCGGGATCAGGCGAACGGCACCGGCGCCATTGGGCAGCGGGTTCATTCCGCGCCGCATCCTTGCCTCATCAATGGTCATTGCCGCGTTCTGCAGCATGACCTGAATCATTTCGGACTGCTTCTCGACATCCGTGAGTTCCATGGCTTCACGGTCGAATTCGAGATAGATGCCGGACAGGCGCTCCGCTGTGCTGAGGACGCCCCTCGACACCCGCTGTTCAATTGCGGTGGCAATGGGGAACAATGTGTCGCGAACATAGCTCTTTTCGAGCGTTTCCATGTTCTCGTATTTCACGTTGACGATGTGCATGAGCTTGTGCGGCGGGATGCGGAACAGCCGGGCCACATCCTCAACCGCGTTCTGCTTTGCCTTCGATGTTTCCGCCGCATCGGCCTGCATCGAGATCGGATTGAATTCCATGCCTTCTTCGAGGACCAGAGGAACACCCTTGTCACGGGTGTCCTTCCAGAGATTGCGGAGCTGTTCCTTCAGGCGCTGATAGGCCTCGTCGGACAGTGTCTCCTCATTCTTCATCTGAAAGACACCGCGGAGCACGGCATCATTCTTGTAGAGGCGCGTCTGGTAATCCTGCACGGCCTTGTTGAGCGACATGATCGCGGATCCGGCCTCGAGGTTCGAGTAGCCGAACAAGCCATCGAACATGCGACCGCGGATATGGATGACCTCCTCCTCGAGGAGATAGCGATCGATGCCGCGAAGCATGATCTTTTCGTGGGGAGTCAGCCGGTCGACATCATAGACGTACCGGCCGGATTCCTCATCGACCAGAATGGATACACGCGCCGGCAGCATCGGCACCAGTTCGGTGACCTGACCCAGCCTCGTCATTTTCTTCGCGATGAATGCGTTCTGGACCGCCCCGTAGTGAAGCACGATCATCTGGACGAATTCGTACCATGTCAGGTGCCGATTCGGCTCCGTGGCAAGCATTCCAGCCAGCCAGTGCCCGGAGGGGTCGATTACCTCGGATCCGCCGTTGGGAAGCCTCTGACGAAGCCGCAATGGCGTTTTCGCGATGTCCTGCGAGATTACATCCAGTGATGCCAGCACCGCGGACTGTTTGATAGCAGTTTCGAGGTCCAATGGGCCCGGATCATCCGACCAGAGCCCGTATCCGAACATATTGACCAGTCGGGCATAGTTCGAGGCCGCGAATCCGGCCGGAACCTGCGCCTTCGCCACGATGCTATGCTGGTTCGGGGTCTGGCTTGCTGTCTGGATCTGGTCCTGCACCGCGCAATCCCCTTATTTCGTAGATCGATTTGCGCCTGCGCTTGATATCGAGCAGCTTGTCCTCGCGCGCCACGTTTGCGGCGATCAGCGCGGAGAAGCCGTCGATCTTGTATGGCGAATTCGGCGTCTCTTTTTTCGCCAACACGTTGCCGCGCTGGTCGAAGTAGCCGACGACATTGGCCGCCATCCACGTCATGACGGCGTTACCGTCGTGCCTCAAAAGGCCGCCCTGTATCTTTGCCAAGAGATCCTTGGTCGGATCGGAGACCGTTTTGACGCCGGGCTGCATCTGCATCGCCGGGTAACCGTCGCCATGCAGCGCCGCGACCATGGAATTCGACTGATAGTTGTCGAAAACGATGGCTTGGACATCATATTCTGCCAGCCAAGCCCTGATTTCGGCCTCGACAAGGTCATAATCGGTCACGGGGCCACGAGTCATGACCAAATGATTGGCATCGACCCATGATTGGTACAGGGGACCGAATTCTTCGGTCAGAAGCGCCGGACAACCCTCGGGAATGAAGTGTTTAGAGAAAACCGTCGTCTTTTGGTAGTTGTCCTTGTCATCAATGATGATGGCGATGGACGAAATATCGTTTTTTGACCCAAGGTCGCCGCCGATCCATGCCGTTCGGCCCTTGAGTCCTTCCAATTCTTCGGGTTTTGCCAGACACTTTTCCCAATGATCGGGATTTATCATCCCGCCGGCGCTGTTTGACCAGATATTGAGGCGGGTACGCTCAAATTCTAGCATTCGGGCCGGCGAATCGGCTCTGGCTTCCTCGAGGGACTCCAGCAGTGCCGACTTTGACAGCGTAATGCCCCACATCGGGTTTGCCTTGATCCAGCACTCCGGATCGTGGGCGAGGCGCTTGTCCTCGATTTCTTCCTTGTCGAGGGTGTAGATCAGCCCAAAAAAGCTGTCCTGACGGCTTCGGCCGGCCAAGACATCGATTAGACGCTTCCGTGTGTTCCATCCGACGCCCTGAGATCTGCGTCCGGCGGTGGAAATCGATATGAAAAGGTTGTTTACCCGCTTCGCCAGCGAGGATTTCATCACCGAGAACATATCTTCGTTCTGGGCGTGAAGCTCCTCCATGACGACAACATGGGGGTTTGCACCGTCGGCATGGTGCGCGATCGACGAAAGCAGCCGAACCATCTCCATTTCACTGCGGGAACGGCGGATCGTGTTCTTCGTGACGTGGATATCGAACTGCTCGACTAGCCCGGGCGTGCCCTTGATCATCTGGGCCATGGGCGTGTAGACGTGCCGCGCCTGTTCTTCAGTTGCGGCCCCAATGAATACCTGCGAACCGTTCTCGTTCTCGCAGAGCCAGCAATACAGGGCGATGCCGGCCGATAGCGGCGACTTGCCCGAGCCTCTGGGAACCTCGATGTAGACTTCGCGGACGAGACGGGCGCCGATTTCGTTGGGTTGCTGCGGATCATTCCGCCTGAAGCCGAACAGCGCGCATCCGATAAGGATCTGCCACGGCTGCATGATGAACTTGTCGCCGGCGGCATTACCGCTGGGCAGGTTCAATTTCTCCATGAATTCGAGGAAGTCGCAGGCCCATGCATCGGAGAAGAAGAAGGCGGCGTCAGGCTTGGCCGCCTCCGCCCGCATGGCAAGGTATCGCTCCGCCGCCTGCTTGATGTAGAGGCAGGCCGGGATCTCCTCGGAGAGCACCATTTCGCAGTAGATCCGGGCAATCGACGGATAGTCCGGATAAACCCGCGTCTCGAAGGTGTCGTTAGGCCCCGGAACGTCTAGCTCGATGGTCGGCAGGTAGCTGAAGTCTGTTCGCGAAACCGTGCGAAGCGAAAGTGCCTTTTTGTGTTTGGCCGGCAGCGACTGATGTGTCGACATTCAATGTTTCCAGCCACTGCAAGTTCTTTCGCCGGGTCTCCAGAAGCGTGTATGCAGGCGATTTCCCCTTGGCGATGGCCGCCGTGATCGAGTCATCGGCGAGTGCAAGGTTTTCAATGTAGCCGATGGATGATTCCGTCAGCAGGCCCGCTTCCATGAGCTTCTTTGCCCAGAAATCGAAGGTTTTGCGCCCAACAGGCGTCAATACGAATTTCGGCTCCGGAATCTCTCGCAGAACCGGGAATTTGAGGATTTTTCCGATTTCCCGCTTGCCGCGGGCCGCCTCGGATGTGCGTTCATCCAGCGTGCCCCGCGCCAGCTTTTCCTCGTCGGTGAGCAGCCGGGGCATGTCAGATCCTCATAAAGCCATCGCGGCTTGTGCCGGCTGGGCATGAGACTCGTCAATGCGGCGCTTGGCTATCTCGAAATATGCAGGGTCGCGCTCAATGCCGATGAAACGGCGATTGGTGTTGATACACGCGACGCCTGTCGTGCCGCTACCCATGAACGGGTCAAGCACAAGTCCGTTCGTACCATCGGACACTGCGTTAATGAGGTCTTCCATGAGTCCGACCGGCTTGCACGTCGGATGCCCGAAATCCTGCGTCGGTGACGGGCGTTTATGCCGCATTACGCTTTTCGGCCTGCCGTTCGCGAACACTCGCCGCCCCTTTGACGCATACCAAACGATGTCGTGCATCGGCGCGAAGGCGCCTTTCAAATCACCCATGCCGTGATGTTCGCGGTCCCATATGACCTGCGACTTCAGGCGGAAACCGGCAGCAAGAATACCTTCGCGCCAAACGTGGCTGGTTCCCCAATTGCAGAACATCGCCAGCGCGCCGCCATCCTTCAGCACCCGGTGCGCTTCCGAAAGCCAGCGCAGGTCCGGCTTGTCATCGCCTGCGATCTTTGCGTAGTGCGGACCGTCTACGGCCCAATTAGACTGGAAGTTCATGCCATACGGCGGATCGGTCGCAACCATGTCGACACTACCGTCCGGGATGGTCGGCATCAGATCGAGGCAGTCGCCTTGCATAAGGGAAATTCGGTTCATTCAGCCTGCATATCGCATCTGCATAATCTATGCAATATGCGTATCAGCGCCTCTTGGTCATGTCCGGCCTGGTCGAGGGATCGGAGCACCACATCGGCAACTCGGAGATCAGGTCGTGTTTCCGGGCGTAGAGCTGCAAACGCTCCTTGCGGCCATAATGGTGACGCTTGCACAGGGCTTGCAGATTTGCAGGATCGAGCCGGGCGCCACCATCCTCGATGGGGATGATGTGATCGACATCGTCGGCTGGGGACGCCTCAAACCCTTCTTGCTCACAAAATTTGCAGAACGGGTTCTTTCTCCTGAAATCGAGGCTCAACTTACCCCAGCGGTAATCATAGCCGCGGCTGGTGGACGATTCCTGATTGCTGGACCGTCCACCGACCATGGGGAACTGGCGCCGCTTGAACTGCATGCGCCAGTCCTATGGATTACACCAGAATCACGCCCGGGGCCACGATCTCGACGGCGAGAACAGATGTGGATTGGCCGATGCCGATGATCGCGGGATAGTCGCCGGCAGCCACATCAGCGACCGGGCAGAGGCCGCCCGCGGTGCCGGAGAGGTAGTAGGCGACGCCCGCAGCAATTGTGGCGCCAATCGTGATCGGGCCGGAGCGCAGAACCGCAAGGGGCTGACCTGTAGCGGCGGCGTGAAGCGCAATACCGGCGGGGACGCGAACTGCCGCCGTGGCGGAGTCGGTGTCGGCGAGGCCGTAGTTGCCGGTTGCGGCATCCTGATAGACGACCTGACCCGCCGTGATCGTGGCGAGCGCATTGCGGGAACGGTCAATGACCGCGCCGGAGCCGGCAAGCACGCTGGCGGCGGTGATTACGAGATCTGCCATTGGGATTCTCCTGAGATGAGAGGAATGGCGCCTCGCGCCGGTTGAGCATTCATGCCGGCTGGACCACTCGCGTCCCACCCCGGTTAGGATTCCCGCCGCGCGGTTCTACGCGGGGAAAGCCCGCTTCCGCGCTACGCCACGGTACTACGTTACGGGCCTTAGCCTTGTCCGTCCGCCGGCATGAAGGGAAATGGTTGCGGGGGCAGGATTCGAACCTGCGATCTTCGGTTTATGAGACCGACGAGATGGGCCGCTTCTCCACCCCACTGAAATCTGGACGCACCCCTACGATTAGCGGCCGTTTTACGGATAATTGCGCGAAATGTCAACTACACGCAATTATCGTGCGTCTAACCACCACTTAACGCATTGATGTTGCAAATCTATCGATTAAACGACGGATCGTTGCGTCAGCCAGTTTGGACACGATAGAAATGCATCGATGACCCCGTGCTCGTCGACGCAGTTCCATACATCATCCCCATCATCGACCGCATCGCATCCACCGGCGATTCATAGCTTTGCAGCTCGAGCAGAGCCCGTTCGGCCACCACCTTGTTCGCTTTGTGCATGGCAAGTTCCTGCGCCGCGCCTTGGATCCGCTTCGACAAGATGTCCACGAACACGTTCGGCTCGTCATCCCGACGCCTGAGTCGCTTCTGGATGTCCTCGAGATCTTCGAGCCGCAAGCACGCATCGCTGATCTTGTCCATGATGTTTTCGTGGGCGACGGACAGCGCGCGCTTGATCGACGCGGCAAGATCCACTTCCGACATCCGACCCTTGGTCTGGGTAAGCACCTGATCCAGCATTTCCGCAAAACACTGGGCGACACCAGCCATTACGTTCTCAACGCCGGCGCGGTCGACCGATCCAGTCCGATCGTAATGGGCGCGCTTCTCCGGATCAGACAGCACCGTGTATGCGATACTCACCTGTTGGAACATCACAGGGTCCCCGCCGGCGTCGGGATGGCACTTTTTCGCCGCGGCGCGGTATGCAGTCTTGATTTGCGGCGCCCCGGCCGTTCTCGAGACCCCGAGCACCGCATAAAGATCCACAGCCTCATTCTTTGCGCTTCCAGAC